GTCGCAACTACATCAGCTTTGACATAGACCAGGCGTTTATTGATAGCTGGGAAAAAGTATTTGGCACCTTAGAAATTTTATAAACAGTTTCTCTCCCTGCCCTTCGGGGCCTTAACGGCAGTTACCTGCTCCAATTGGTAACTGCTTTTTTTTGACTTCAATCTCGGATAATGGTTGCATTCATTTCTAGTTGTGCTATTATATACACAAGTTAACAGCGAGGAGCAACAACATGCACCCAAGTAAAATAATTACACCATCTACTAGTGCCGCACTAGTAAGACAAATGGAACTAGACGGTTATAATGCATGCATGACCGAATACCCATTTGTGCTGGATACCCCCGACACATACTATCTGTTGCTTGAAGATCAGGAACGACAAGTTTGGTCAGCAACTGGATATTGTAAAAACGGTGGCCAGTGGACAGGTGATAACCTTTATGAAAACACCAACTACGAACACATGGTCACGTTCTTGATTGGCATTTATCCCAACTTGATATGCGAATAAAGGTTGCATTCATTTCTAGTTATGCTATTATACACACAAGTTAACAAAAAGAGAGAAAGACATGCCAAAGCAAGTATTAAACATAGTAAACCAAAACGGTAACTTCGTGGTCAAAGACACAGGCAGCCGTTACCCACGTCACAGCGTGTTAGCCGGACAAGTGCAAGTCAAGTTTGTTGATTCGTTCGACACGCTCGAAGAAGCACAGGCAGCGTATCCTCAGGCAACACTGAGTCATGCATTGATGATGCCAACCAACAGCTTCGATCACTTGCCAGACGACGCGGGCTATTAAATGCAAATGAGTAGTTGACAAACGTTGGCTCCTCATGTATTATATACACACACTAAGCAAACGGGAAGAACAGCATGCAAGAATCAATTAAGCCACAGCTAGACATGTTTGAAGAGATCAAGCGTGCATTCTGGAAACTATTTCCGGACTCATCTATAACAGTTAGCGATTCGGCCTTGGGAGGCTCTACCAAATTCATACACGTTTACTTGGGTCGGGACATCAACGAAATGCCCAATCGCATCGCAGGCAACGACCCGTTCGGTGTGGTGTTCATAATCTCAGAAAAGGATTGCATGATCGAATGCGAGCCACGTATGAGAATTGACAGACTCAAGCCTACCAAGCAATACTATGCAATGGACTCGGAGAAGATACGGACACGCAAGTTCCGCGGAGATGAACAGAAAATGGTTGACAACATCACAAAGATGTTGATCAAATTGCGCGACAAAGTGATTGATCTTGACGCAAACGATCGCTTCTTACCAGGGCTAGCATACAACATTTCGGATAAGGTAACACAATTATAAATGATATACAACGAAAGAAACTGACCAAGACCATCATGTGTGATGTAGTATTGTGGGCATTCTACAGCTTTATACTTGTGGGCGGGTGGGTGAGCTGGACCATCTATGTGATAATGTCGTCATTGGCCATTTTAGGGATTCTTGTTACAGCCACACACCGTGAAGGCATGATGAGCAAGGCAAGCGATGCCCGGGACCAATACTCAGTGCAATACATAGCGTGGAACATGTTAGACGCCATTGTGGTTGTGATTTTTATACTGGCGTCGCCCATACCAACTGTAGCTGGTATCGCACTTGCACTGTTATGGATAGTCGCATCGATCTACGTCATGACGGTAATAGTCAGTGGCACACGGCTACCGCGTGACTAACCATTAACCACATAAAGGTTGCACGTTGCAACCTTTTGTCGTATTATGTACTTAACAGTTAGGAGAAGTACATGACAGACGCACAGCAAATCTTGCTACACATAGCCACAGGCCAAGACAGCACATACGATTCCGAATACGACGGACGCATGTACACCTACTGCCGCTATTGCGATCGCGATCAAGAACACAACGAACAGCACGACAGCGACTGCGCCATAAGCCGCGCAAGAGTTGCACTAGGCCCAGTTTGGACACTCTACATCGAACAGCAAGCGGCACAGGCGGCAGCGGCAGCAACATTGCAACAAGCACAAGCCAAAAACAAGCAGGAGGCGAGCCAGCGTGTTTCATGTGACAAGTGTGGCAAGCGGGTTGCAAGATGTGGCATGACAGAACATCAGCGGTCACCGGCCTGCGAGAAGAAACGCTTGCTCACGGTACTACGGATGCACGAAGAACGATCTGGAATCAAATGCATAACGGACATCTTCATAAACTACGAAGGCAAACGTTGTGCTCAGTGCGAGAAGCCGATGCCAACTGCGCACACTAACGCACGCTTCTGTTCTAACACGGGCTCGGGCAACTGCAAGGACAAGCATCACAATCGTCAACCAGGTAGGATAAGTCGCAGTAGAGAATGGACTGCTGAACGTGAGGTGGCCATGCCAACCATGCAAGAAAGACTTGCCGCCAAGTGCCAACAAGAGGGATGGGATGAACACAAAGACTTCTAGGATACCGTTTCCATTTTACCTCACTCGGGCACGTGAGATCACCAATGGTATTGATTACACAAGGCGAACCGCAGATGGGCGCGGGTCAAGCGAACGCGTGGTAGGAATGTCTCAGGCGCCAAGTATTGCGCTGGGTACTGTTGGAGTAGACAAAAATAGACACCACTCAATATCAATCCAGGCTAGTAAGACCCACTATTGCGAGCCAAGAAAGAATTTGGAGTACTGGATGTATGACTCGTTCGAATGCGGATTTCCTACTCGCCGGGACCAAATAATAGAACCGTACAGTGACGGTGGCGGCGTGTACTTGCGTGTGCCAAGGGCGGTACTGCAAGCATACATAGACAAAATGGGCGGCATAGTGGGTTACATTAGCAACTACCGAACGGGTGACTTCTCCCCTATTCCTCTCACACACCAAGAAGCTACCATGTATGCATTAAAAGGTTGACAATCGAATCCAAACCCCTTATACTGTACGTAGACAATAAGGAAACGGATTAAAAAATGATTTATACCACACAGCAATTGGAATTACTAGCACACATACGCGCCGAGAACGAAAAGTTTACTGCTGATGCAAAGGCAGACGGTGCAATAATGATCATTACACCCAGCGACGATATTGATTTGTGGATACGCATGGGTGCCAACAACATCGAGCAGTACACACGCATCCAGTTAGAAGGCGAAATCTCAGACATGTTCAAAGAGATATACGGCATACGTCCGGGCACCTGTAACACGGACGCAACCATCGAACAGCTACAGGCTGAGCTTGACGGCTTGTATGCTAGCATGCGAGTGGATGCAGAGCGAGAGAAAGCGTGGAAAGAAGAAGAGTCGCGCAAGATCCAAGCCCGCAAGGCACGCAACAAGTACCAGCCAAACAACGTGTTCGGAGGCCTAAAACAAATGATACAAAAGAGTTGACATTGGTCAGCTCGTGTCATATAATGTACACACAGTTAGGAAACACAACATAGAGGACGAACACCATGGATATCGCAATTGGTACCAAGCTACTTTGCAACTGGGGTGCCATGCATCCAATCGAAAACGGCACCGTTACTGAAGTTAACCTAGGCCACATTGTTTATACCACTACCATGGGCAATACATTCCGATGTAGCCCACGTGACGTGCGCAAAATGAACGACGGTGGCCGCAGTCCAATTGGCGTGTTTTTGTTAGAAGAAAAATAGAAAAAAGGTTGCAATCCTTTCTGTGTGTGCTATTATATACACACTAACAACAAGATAAGGCTTACAGAATGTTTGATTATTGTGATTTCGTAGCACACAAGATACGCAACTTATTTGCAGAAGGCACCAACGAAATAGTACACGATGTCAGTCGAGTTAAACTAGACTTGCACAACGAAGGGTACTACCTTAGCTCAAAGAAAACAATCGATATCATCGATTGCAATCAGCGACGAATGCGTGTTACAATAGAAATGTTAGAGGAGTAGGGCATGCCTATCACAGAAACATTACAAGCGGCAAACGATAGCTACGACAGCGACCTTACGTCAATGTCAGCTCTGATGAACAGAGTGGAGTGCGTGGTTGGACGACCGCTTGAAGGTCAGGAGATTGGCGAGATAGTAGATTCCTTTTGCAAGCGTATAGACGACAACTACCAGCGCGAGGTCGGTTCGTCGGGTTGCAGTTACGATATGTTTTAGGTTGACAGCATTGGTAAATAGTGTATAATATATACATGAGGACTTACAAGTGGATACCAAACATTATACCGAACGCAACCCAGATTACACCGACTTGCTCAATTTGGCAGGTTCTATTTACAAACAGAACCATGGCATCATCATATCGCCTATGAAAGTGGTAAGCGAGATTGAGAAGTCAATTGGCAGAACCATGAGCAGTGGCGAATTAAGTGCGCTGATAGATGACTACGTGGAGCGTGCAGAGACGCGCTTGGGTTCCAAGTAGGCCACGATAGGTACTTAGAATGAAGTCTAGCATAACCAGCCTGCTGTAGGCGTTGCAGTACGCAGTCTAAGCAGGTGCTGTTTTAGCTTTTTATACTAAGCGGTGCTAGGCATGCACTGGTACTAGGTAGAAGTTTTAAAGTGGTTTAGAATGAAGTATAATAAAAGGTTGACATGGTACGTGGTTTGTAGTATTATGTAACTAGTAAGATGTAACAAGAGCGTGGCATTTGGCAGAGGCTCATTGTTGGTTGTTAAGTGTTCTCCTTGTCCTTGCCTCGAGATGCTGATTGCCACGCTCTTGTTACATGAAACGTATACTCCGCAAGTGCTCTTGCATGTGTATCTCCTGGTAGTGAGTTGCTACCATCCTAACTGTTAGGAGTCCTTCGGGACTCCGTTTCCCTTCTAAATAAATTCAAATAAAGGTTGCAATCATTCCTAGTTGTGTTAATATATACACATACTAAGCAAACGGGAAGAGCAACATGCCAAACAGTAACCTAGCAACACCACTTTACCTCACAAAGTTAGCTGAAGAGAACTGTAAGTTTTATGATACAGTGGGCGGCTTTGATGTGTGGATGACTCCAGCCAACGATTTGATTTGCCAGTTTGGTCCAGCACCAAGTCAGTACGCTTGCATGCCTTATGATCTAGCAAAGGGCATGAGCCACCCTAAGTACAAGGCGGCAGTGGCAGTTGTTGAGCTACACCGTTCGCAAGGCAATTAATGGTTGACACCAACCGCGTTAAGTCGTATTATATACACATGGTATTAAGAACTAGAGGAAAAGGAAATGAAAGATCACGTGAACACGCCAAAGCCACCAAAGCCACCACCTAAGCGAATCATCTGCGAAGACGTTGATATGCCAAGGGGTGCCGCAGTTGTGTTGTTTATACTTGCGGTGTACGGTGGTGCAACGGCGCTGACTGTACTTGCAAAGGTCAAGCTACCTGCGTTCACAGCATCGCAGGCAGAGGTTTGGCTGGGGTGTGCGGCACTGGCAGTAACGATAATAGCAAGCGGTTTGCTATTGCGTTATGACAAATAGGTCGACAACCGAACGCAGATGTGTTAACATGATATCTTCTAAACGGAGGTATCATGGAAGATTTACTAGTACACATCGGGCAACTAAACACATTCAAGAAACTGGAAGGAGATTACATATTCCATTCGACTGATACAGAGTTTTGGAAGGACCAAGGAGTCGCATCAGTCGAGCAGTTCGAACACTGGATAGTGAAAAGAAAGTACGATAGTGCATACAGGGCACGCGGCCACAGAGGTTTCTTTCCTTTCGATCTTGATCAACTTACCACAGCAGAGCTCGAAGTGGAGCTCACAAAATTACAGGCAAGCAAGCATGGAAAACTATAATCAAGAAGTACTAGACGACGAGTGTATCGAGATCAGCGACAAGCTGATACAATTACACACAGTACCACAAGCCAGATTGTTACAGATGCAAAAGCGTTACGGCAACAAAGTTGACAGCGACGACGACCTGAGCAACGACGGTTACTACACTGCCGCCAGTCGTGCTATCGATAAGGTGATACGGTACCGCGAGCTAAATCCAGACTCAATTAAATCAGGACCAGACTTGCTGGAAGGTGCCAAGGTTGCCGCTGTCGGCGACACCGTAACATGCCCGCAGTGCAAGAGCAAGTTCGATAAGAAGAATACAAAACATGTATTCTGTAGCAATGCCAAAAGCAAAAGTGGTGGCAACTGCAAGGATCGATACTGGAACCTCAACGACCCAGCACGCAAAGAAAGACTTGACAACAGACACGAGAACTTTGATGCGTGATGCACACGTTGGCTTCTTTGTGGTCATGTCAGTGCTGTTTCCATTGGTACTGGTGTTGATGGCAGTACATTGGATACTAGGAGCATTTGGCACGGGTATACTGCTGGCAACGGCTTACAAAACCGACCAACAGGAATGGGCACAGTTAGGTATGATAGCTGACACACGAATAATTACCGTTGCAGTATTGATAGGTGGAACACTACTGATACTGGCACAAAGTTTCGGTTGACAGGTGGGCGTAAGTGTAGTATAGTGTACACATAACCAAAAGGAAAAACAATGACCGTGACAACAATGGTGTGGTTATTGATATTATATTTGTTCGTAGGAATGATGTATGCAGTATTTCAAACACCACAACGCAAAGACACAAAACGATTCGTATACTGGCAGTTCGCATTATACACCATGCTATGGGGAGTACGTGTAGTATACAGACGACTTCGCAAAAGCTTAAAGACAATCCGTAAGGGGTAAGCATGCCACTCAAGAAACCGACACTGTGGATTCGTGTCCGAGAACGATATTACAAATGGAAGTTGGATAAGATGCGAAATAAAGAAGACAAAAAAAGGTAGCACAAGTGCTACCTTTTTGTTATACTGTAGTGTGCTAAGGAAATACAAACCCTGCCACTCCCCACACTCCATTTTCAAGCATGACTCTAAACTTGATGCTTGTTTCCAGTGTCCGTACTCCATTAATTAAGGTATACTCTTGTGTGATAGCAGGTGCGCCAGTTCTTACAACTTCTCTATCAATTGCTTGGTATCCTTCCGCTAAATCCTTTGGAAAAAAGTCAAAGTCAGTATTCCCTTTGTACTCTTCTTGTGTGCGTCCGTAACGTGCAGTAAACTCGGCATTGATCTGAATCATGACAAATGTATTGTCCGGACCCGGGCCTTTGATCCATGCTGGTATAGGCATTCCTATCACAAAGTCTGCATATATTTGACTAGGCTTCCTTCTCGACTGGTCTCTGGCTGTCATGTTTGCAAGTTGTATTGATTGCATTGTGTTGAGTTTTGTTAATGCTTTGTTCTCTTCTTCGAGCCTGTCTATCCTTTTATTTTGATTAGCATTCACTTGTATTTGTGATTGAATAAAAACGGATAACTCGTTTGTTTGATTGCTAGACTGCTGACTCTGTAGTCCGAAGTAGGCTGCCAATGCAATACCTGCAAAGCCAATCAGCGCAACTATAAGCTGATAGAAGTTAACATTGCTCGCTTGCACAGTGCTGGCCACATGCATGCCGTCTGGTGTTTGTTGTTGATTGTTTAGCATTGCGTTGGTATCATCCTTGTTGGGTATTGTATATAATACTCACTATTTATCGAGTAAAATTAATTCATAATATATGTTGACAACGAGGGCAACCGCGCGTATACTGTACACAACAGTTAGGAAACGAACAAACATTTAAACAAAAAGGGCACAGCAAATGACAACTACAAGCACAGCAACCAGAGCACCACTAACGCACAGCAACATTGAACGTTCGACTTCACGTGTATGGAAAAAGATGTTCCTCAACAATGTTGCCAAGCAATGCAAAGAAGCCGGCTACGATGTTATTAAAACCACCGACTCGTTGGTAATTGGCATAAAGGAAACGGATCAATTGTTTCTTACTGCGCTACGCGGCAACAACGGTTGGTTAACAAGATACGATAGAAGGCTGTTTGATGAGAACGCTGACTAAGTAATAAAAAGGAATGGTTGACATTGAGCAACCATTCCGTGTATACTACGCACACTAGAGGAAATTCCGTATGCAACGTAAATTTGATAAGTTCTATAAAACAAGCATGATGATCATGGTAGCCATTATAATATGGCTCCTGTGGAGATGCTGTGGCGGGATAGGCGGAGGTGGCCAATGCGATGCCATCGGTGCTGTTGGTGCTGGACCCGGTCAGAATACAATTGTGTATGTTCCGATGTATGCGCCACTTGCTGACCCCGACAGCATACCAATGAACCAACCCAAGGCTTGTGAACCACAAGACATCCAACGCTTCAAGGAACGTGGCATGACGGGAGTGTTGCCATGCAACGGTGCACCAACAGGCCTATACCAGTTTGATGAGCCAACCAACTTCGAACAGCAGTTTGGACCCGGAGCAGGCTTTTACGACACACCCGGCTCACTGGGAGACCCTGTGGAAGTATCGGCACCAGTCACATTATACTTGTTTGTTGGAGCCATTGCAACCATTATTGTTTTGAGATTATTTAGGAAATAGGTAGACACACAGAGTAAACACTGTATACTAAGCACAAGTTAAGCAAAGAAACGAAACGAACACACACAGTCCAGGAGACAAATATGAAAAGTTTAAGAAAATGCGCATTAACAATCGGCCTCATGGTAAGCATGGCGGCGGCACAAGCCAGTATCATAGGTAGCAACGACATCGACTTCGGCGCCAGTAAAATTACAAAGACTGGCGGCGGCTGGAGCATAGGTAAGCACGAACAATGGGGTGAGTTGTTCGATCAGAAGGACAAAACAGGCATCAACTTCGATCGTGACTTGAGCTGTACCGATCATAATCAGTGGGGAAGTTGCATAGCACTTGGCAATGCAGGTAGCAGTATAAGTCACGATCCGATTGTGATCGACATTGTATTCCACAAGGAGTGGGACATCACATCACACAAACCAATTCATCATGACATTAAATCTTGGAACTTCAAGTTCTTTGACATCGATGACATTGAAGTGAACAAGAGCGCCGGCAGCTTTGCAAATGTTATCAACGCTAAGTTCTTTGTCACTAATACCAAGAACCAACCTTGGTTGAATTGGGACGGCGACTTCCGATTAAAAGAAATTGAGATGCACGGTACACATTCATCGATAAGCCGAGCAAGTGATACACCACCAGTTGAAGTATCAGCACCGGCCACACTAGGACTGCTGAGCCTAGGTAGCATGCTACTGTTACGCAGACGCGTCTAACAGCGCAACAAGCTACAACAAAGGTTGCCACAGTGCAACCTTTTTTTACGAGTTGTGATTCGAGATCTCGAAATCTACCTAGCACGAAAAAATAGGTCACCGAGAATACAATCTCAAAACAGGTTTGATTTCTAATCTTCTTGTGCCAGAATCTACTGTATAGGCCTAACGGCCTGCCTGCCTTTGATACTGCACAGTGCAACTCTTTGCTTGATACTGCACAGTGCGACATGTTGCACACGATTGCAAGCACAGGTTGACACACCCGTGCAAACCAGTTACACTTTACACAGTTAACACAACAGGAACACAACATGAAAACAAAAACACGATTTGTATGGCAAGACGAGAAAAGCTTGTCAAGGTGCGAGTATACCACACGCACCATACCAGTCATACCACCAGTGGGGTGTGACATAATAGTAAAGCTGCCACTGGGCGACGACCCTGAAATGCTGGTGCTGGTCAAAGTGCAGGCCACTGTAACAGAAACGTCCATTGATTACACTCGCAATGAGATAATGGTTCGCCTAGAAGATATTTCAGATTAAGGTAGACAGTGATAGTGACCACTGTTATACTGTACACACAAACAACAAGCGAGAACAACATGACGCGAAGCACACAGTTACAAAAGCGAATGGAAGAACTTACCGAAGCACTCGAAATTGCAATCCAGGAAGGCAACCAGGGTGAAGCTGAAGAACTGTACATGGAAGTAGAAGAGTTGTCAAGAGAAATTGAGGAGAGCTTCTAATGGGGAGCCACGAACTGATCGGACAAATTTATCAGTGCCGAGAAGATTTGGCGTGGGCTGTCTCCCGCAACAACGTAGAAAAAATCGGCGAGATAAGAACTAAAATAAATGGGCTAGAAGCGGAATTAAGTTTAATCGCCGCCCGCAAGTTCATGTCACGCCGCCCACCTTTCCGCAACGCCTTCCAGTAAAATTCCAGTAAAAATAATTCTATTCTTTTTGCAAATAGTGCTTGCAATACAGTAGCAACGTGCTATTATACACACAAGTTAAAGCAAACAAGCGAGAACAACATGACACTAACACAAAAGGCTAATTGGCTACGCAAGAACATGGGCGCAAAAACGACACTGAGCGCAGAGGACACTATTTTTGTAAATAATGTGCTTGACACTGCTGACAACACTTTTTTGCAACAAATTGCTAACATGGACATTAAATTCCTAAGTTCATTAGCAAGTATTCGTTTAAAAAATAAATGCAAATAATGCTTGCAATACAGTAGCAACGTGCTATTATATACACAAGTTAAAGCAAACAAGCAAAACGCATTAACTAGCTAGCAAGCAAATTAAAGCTTGCAATGCGCTAACAGTGTGTTACACTACACACACTTAAACAGTTATACAAAACGGGATGCACACTATGTTACAAATAACATTACAAACAGTTTTTAACAAAGCGCAAGCTAACATTACAAACGGGTTTATTGAAGACGGCATTACACTGCTACAAACGTACAGCATGCTTGTAAACACTGCTAACGCAGACGTAGAGCTAGAAGACAGCATTGTAACAGTTAACAGCGGCGACATTAACGCTGACGACATTAAAACGTGCATAAAACTAGAGCTTGACACTATGCTGTGGGAAGAGCTATACGAAGAACTAGAAGAAGAGGGACTTGTGCTAGTGTATTAATTTAAAATAAAATGCAAACAATGCTTGCACATTGCAAGCATTGTGCTATACTGTACGCACATTAACAAAACGGATGCAAACACTATGCAAGCAACTAAAACAGCAACACGTAAAAACTTAGCAAACTACAGCAATTTAGTTTACACAAACAAAATGCGCTGTGGCGACGGCGACGAGATGCACTACACTGCAACATATAAAAGCAAGCTTGTCAACATAATAGTTAAAAATAGAATAGTTATTAAAGCCAGTCACTAACACAAAACGCTTGCGCTTGCAAGCGTTTTTTCCCGTTTAAAAAAGGTTGCAACCAGGCATCCATTGTGTTACAATTATAGTAACAAACCCCACCTCCGGGAAGGGGCCTCGCTCATTTAAAACTTCCCAGTGGTACCTCTTTCTGTCCACTTGCCGGGACCAGATCCTCGCACCAGATTCACCTTCGCAAAATTCCAGTTGCGATCTTCAAACCAAAACCTCACAGAAATTTCGCAGAGTTGTCTCCAAAATTTGCCTATAGACGCGGGCGCCTTGAGAGACGAGCGGTGGGTGTGGTTCTGGTAACACTCGCAATCAGCTTGTGTACCACAATCTCTTGATCAGCTTACACTTGGGTCAGGAGGTTGATACCGCACAGCACACAAGCACACAGACACACAGCGGCAGACAAACGGGCAAGGCAAACGCCTGTGCCGCCGTTAGTATTCCAAACGCGCGAGGCAGAAGTGGAAAGCAGAACGGCACAGCCAAACGGCACAGGCGGATGCCCGTCTTAGACGGCGACTGGACAGGCGTTACCAGTAACCCCAACCAGTAACCAGAATGGCAGGCCAGATCGTGGTGCGAGGATGGGCGGGACAGAAGTGTAAACCAAAACGGCACAGGTGGACAACATGGCAGGCCAGATCGTGGACCCAAAAAAAAGCAGTTCGCTACCGTTCCTGTCTTGCGAAAAGAGCGCGTGCGAACTGCCGTTGACGCTTGGTTAACAAAACCAAGCAAGTAGAATAAAACACAAGCCACGTTTGCCACACCATGAAAGCAACCGCCGCTTGTGATAACATTTTAGGATAACAAAGTCTGGGTCACTACTCCTGTTCTCTGATTGCGGAAACCACACGCCAATCCTAATTGTTTACTTGAAACTTGTTGCACTAAAAGTAATTCTAAAACACAACCTTGTTTTTGGTTTTTTGTTTTTGGTTCTTGGTTTTGGAATACTGTCCGGCCTGTTGCGCTTGCCCCTGTACCACGCCTAGCAAACCTGTTTCGCAAACCTGTACCGCAACCTGTGTTTCGCAAAAATGCTTCGCAAAAGTATTGCAAAGTTAGTGCTTGCAATGTGCAAGCACTATTTGCTAAATGTTACGCTATTATGTGCTTAAACAGTGTTAACAGTGCTTGCTTGTAGCTGTCTTTTATATACACCCCTTCTGCTACATAAACACCGTCAATTAGTGTTAAGTTAAAGCTTGCAACGTCTTCGTCTTCGTCGTCTGTTTGCGCATCGTTAAATATGCTGTCGCAGTCACTATAAAACCCAGTGCCGCCCATTGCAATGCCTGCTAAGTTGTATGCATCGCAGTCTTGCTTAAAAGTAAAATATTCGCGCATAGTGTTTGCTTCCTTTTTGTTAGTGTAGTGTATTGTAACACAGTGCTTGCACATTGCAAGCACTATTTGCATTTAATTAAGCACGCTTTTTGCTAGCTATAATACTTTTAAACACGTTTTTAACTGTTTGCAAGTGCGCACTTTTATTGTCTATAATAAACCCCTCTATGAGGCCCTGTTTATTAACAATAAACTGCGCTACGTCTGCTTGACAAGGGCCGTCTTGCAAGAATAGTCCTATGTCGTCATTCATGATAGGAGTGCCTAGCGGAAGCGTAAGTGCAGTGTTGTGCGAGTTAGGAGTAAACATATACTTTGTAAATTGCATAGTGTATTGCCTTTTTTGTAGTTGCTAGTGTTGCAACGTTGTGTGCGCATTATTGCGCGTGTTTGCTAGCGTGTAACTGTACACGTTGTGTTGCACGCTAGCTGTAAGCTGTTTTGCTTGCTTTGCTTATGTTGTACATTATACATTGCGCGTTTAACATTGCAAGCTTTATTTTAGCTTTTTTTACGTTTAATGCTTTTTGCTGTTTTTGCGCTTTTTGCGCTTTGCTTTAATATGCGTATACTATAACAGTTTAAAAACATTTGTACAGTACTACTTTGTTATAAGTTATAACAAAAAGTTATAACGCTAATTTGCATTGTTGCTGTTTTTATGTTAAACGCGCATGCGCGTTTTATTAATTATAATGCGCATAAATTAATTTAAAATAAATGCAAATAATGCTTGTGTTATGCATGCAACGTGCTATTATGTACAACATAAGCAAAGCAAGCAAATAACTGCTTGTTACAAATAAAAGTAGTAAACACTATGCAAACAATTACATTAAACAACGTAAATTACACTACTGCACAAATTGCAACACATTACAACAATGCACAAATTAACAGCGTACAAGTAGCGCAAAACACTTGCAATGCTGTGCAAAACATGCACGCAAACGCTGTTACTACTTTTGCAAATGTAGTGCAAGTTACTAAAGTAACTACTAGCGCACAACACAAAGCACTTACAATTTTAAAAGTAAGCAGTGTAAATGCACTGTTTAGCAGTAGCGCATTAACGTATGCTAATGCAGTTAAAAACAGTGCAAGCAAGCTTGCTGTAAACAACGCTAACAACGTGCAAAACTTTGTAGCAAGCAAAGCTAGCTTTACGCGCACAAACATTGCTAGCATAGCGCACAGCAACAAAACAAGCGCATTACAAATTGTGTACTTAACTTTTAGCAACGTGCGCAGTGCAAACAAAACATTTTATGTGTGCGCACAAACTTTGCAAGTACTGTGCAAAAATACAGTAGCGCAATACTTAACAGCAAGCGCAAGCAAAGCACTTTTAAATGTTAGCAGTACAGTACACAATGTAACTAACAACGTAACGCACAGCGTGCATACGCGTAGCGTAAACATGCACAACGTGCTAAGCATAACAGCAAACAAAACAACAACAAGCAATTTAGCATTAATTGCATAAGTTATAACTAAAAAGCATAAGCACGCTAAAGCGTGCTTTTTTGTGCGCACGTTTTGCTTATAACTAAAAAGCATAACACATAATAAAAAGTGCAAAATTTACATGCTAAGCATGCTGTACAGCAAAATGCAACCTTTTTTTTGACCGCCGCCAACTGCGCCCCGCTTTTTTCAAGTTGGAAAAGGGTCGGGTCACTCTTGGGTCCACGCTTCATCCAACATGGCACCCCAAGAATTTTTTTGCGCGTTTTTTTCGCTTGACAAACGGTGTCGGCACCATGTACACTAGATTGCATAACATTCACGTTCATCAAGGAAACCACGTGCGACTAACACACCTGTACATCCATTATCGTCCCGCCACCACCATGTTTGTGGCACATGCCGAAGGCCATCGAGCCATGAATCGAGTGTCTCAAACAGTGCGCGACATGGGTGGAACCATCACCTCCATGCCTTGGCATGAGTGCAAACCCGACCAAGTTCACATGCGGGCAACGTGGAACACCCTGTCGGAGGCTGAAATGGCACGCACCAGCATTGCACTCATGCATGTGGACGTGACCACAGAGGTCATACCCGACGGTGATCACTTCAATGGATCTTGAAGGCGCTCGGCCCGTGCTGGGCTACAGCTTGGCTGTGAGCGTGCCGGCCATCATGAATGACCATGGTCAAATGGACGAACTTCGATATCGTGAGATCATGGTTCTAATTGGCGTCATGCGAGTGGACCTTGAGGCTCAAGCTGTGGGGCGCGTGACTTACCATGGTCGGGACGGCTTTGCCGTCTTTGAAGCCACTTGGACCACCTGGCGCGCTCGAGAGCTGGCAGCGGCATATCTCAACTTGGCAGAGCATGGGTGCTCACTTAGAAAATTTTACAGCGGAGGATACTAGCATGTACCGGAGGGATCAAGCCGGCGTGGGGCGACTGTTGAACTACGGCTTGAGAGTGAGCGTCACGGGACGCCCGGATGACCGTGAGCTCTTGGACTTGGTCAGCGACTTGCGAGTGGAACTGGGCGCTGACCAAGTGGGGCGCATGTTGCATGTGTGTTCCCACAGAGGTGCCACCTCTCAAATTGTGGCCCATTGGGCCACCTGGCATGCCAGGCAGAGTGCCATCACATACATCACTCTCATGGTGCCCGGGTGCCGTTTCAAAACATTTTACAGCGGAGGCTATAACATGCGCGACTCAGCGGCGGAATTCAGCACAACCTACACGCGAACTCGCGTGCGGCGCAACGGTGGGTTGGTGTACACGGTTGACCCGGCTCGGTTCCCCGAGTTCCGACACTTGGTGGTGGGTTGTGTACCGGTGTTTGAACTCACTCGAAACTCACTCACTGTTTACTTGAATCCCCGTCGAAAACAGGAATTGGAACAATACTTGCTGTTGGCAGGGTGGGTGGAACACGGTTCCTTGAAACGGTCTTACCAGGCGCTGTCGGCATGATCGACATTTTAAGTACGTGGTTTACCGCTGTGATCAGGCCACCAGGCGCTTCGGCGGCTAGCTGTGCTAGCAGTTGTGACGCGCAGACCGCCCAGGAGAGATCATGATCAACATCAAATACCAATTGGAGTGGGTGCAGGCGGACGCTTGGCGTGTGGTGCCTGAGTTGAACGTGGCTTGGTACGGCTTGATGGATAACTTGGCTGGGGCGGGTGTTGGCCAAGTTGTCGAGATGTACTTCTCGACATTGGAGGAGGCCAGTCAGGGCATAATCGATATTGCCCAAGACAGTGGTGTCCGAGACACCACTTGGGACATCAGCTGTGGGGATCCGGAGCCCACAAAGTTAAGTGGGATAGTGGGCTATGCCATGATGCGGCTGGGAATACTGATCACTTTCACTGCGGACAACATGCGGGAACTGGAAGGGTTCGTTACCCTGATGGCATTCGAAGGATACCATTGTGAGAATTACGAAAACGCAATCAAGGAGTACCACATTGCACAGATACAAAAGATACCAAGTAAGTCTTGAACCGTTCACCATGTTTGGCGGTGACCCCGTTTCGGTGGTAGGTGATGCCGACTGGGTAGCGGTGGCCATACGCGAACACTGGTTCAGCATAAGCAAGACTCGCGGCACTTGGCAAGTTTACTTGCCGTACCCTCACATATGGGATTACATGCACCATGACGAAATGACGGAGCGGGCGCGAGTGTTTTACAGCACAGCAAACAGCGTTCTGAACAGACTGGATGTCAAGTACAGGCTGACCAGTAATCGACATGGAGAGTACACCGCTTACTATGTGGCTCGGTTTGGGACTTGGTATCAAGCAGAAAGGTTTGCGTTCATGATGGGACTGGAAGGTTTTACATACATATCGGCACAATATGTTAAGACTGGCTTTCATGATTAAATGCAATATAGTTGTCAAGCAAATACCCGGATACTATGTGTTAGATCTCATGTTCTTTATAGAAGGTAAAGATGCTCCCACAAAGATACTGAACATGAAAAAAATACAACCCAACATACAAGCCATGGCTGCTGAGATTGAAGAAGGGTTTGATCTGAGCGGCATGGTTGTGGACGAGCCGTATGCAGTCATAAAAATCAAGTGCGCCAGGCGAGAATTAAGAAAAATAGAGACATGGCTGGCCATTTGTGGTCACAACTTGGTTCCGCTTAGGCGTTGGAAAAATGAAGTTACGTGACCCTGCAGAAACAAGGCGACTGGTTCGCCGACGTGAATCGAACAGAGTCAATGTGCTGTTCGATGATTATTATAGCGGATTAATCGCATCAAGGTACCGACGCATGAGCAAACACAGAAGAACAGTGGTGATCACACACCACTCAAAATGGAAAGAGTCCAAATTTATCATGCCCAAGGGGCTGGTGACGCCAACTGATTTGCGCGCCGTTTGCAACCGCAAGGAGCAATGCAAACTGCACTACAACTCGGACACTATTGGCGTGACATATACCAATGTTAACTTTAAGGACCACGGCATGCTGGTATCGTATTTGACCATGCTGGAAACTAGTATTGACTTCAAGTCACGAATCAAATAGAGTACAACATGTATAGCACGGACAATCTACCAACCACCGAACAAGAGCTTACCATGTTCTTGATGCAAGGTAGAACATTTATGAGACATGACAGCGACACAACGTTACAAGCCGATGTGGAATACCACCGCATCACATGTCACTTGGCGCGCAATCCGTTCTTGATTGACCAAGCTGAGCTTTTGATGTATAATTTGATTCACATGCAGATTACCGGAACAGGCGAACAGTTATTTCTATACAGGTATGATCAGTTCGATAGATTCCTGTATAGAAAAGTATGTCAAAATTGGAATTTAATGGAGAAGACATGATTTATTTAACAGTAAGTGCAAGTAGTTTTGGGTATGCTTTGCGGCCAAGCCTGCGAGGTGGCAGTCCCAACTCGCCCGGCATTGATTGCATAATCAATGAAGTCAGTGACATTGCTAGTGCGTGTGGTCTGTATCCGGAGAAATTGGTGTTCAATGTTGTTATTCCATACAACATGATTAGACAAGATTTATCGCAGTTCTGTCTAATGGCACAGCTCGAGGGATATCATATCGAAATACTAGACTTCGAAAGCGTCGACCCGGCGCACTCCCAGGGAATACACAATGTCACATAATCCAATGACTCAAAATAAATGGCAATTTAGATTTTCAATGTTTAGCAAAACGCACTCCATGATAACAGTTAACACTGGCACTAGTATGATAGCTGACGAAAACAACTTGCTAATTGACCTAAACACATATATACTTGAGCATTACAGTATCAAAGGGCATGTGTCTAATCGCATGTTGCACATTGTTAATTCAGATCATAACCTTGCCAAGTTACGAGAATGGTCGACGCTGTTCGCTTTAAGCGGTGATACAATTGAATTTGAGCTAATTAATAAAAAGTACCACATAGGATTGAATAGATACGGATGAAAGTAAAAATTGGAAAGTATGTAGATCACTGGACAGTATACACGTTTACCGACAAGCTTGAGTATCTCGGTATATCAGAAGACATGGCATTTAAAGTGGGAGAACGATTTTCTGACAACAAATACATAGTCATGTTACTGGACTGGCGCAACGAGCACGTAAAAAGAAAGGTCAAAATTCACATTGATGCGTTTGATGTGTGGAGCATGGACAATACGTTGTCTTATATCATCTCTCCCATGCTCGAAAAGTTAAAGGAACAAAAGCACGGCTCGGGGATGGTTGATCTCGAAGATGTTCCTATTGAGTATCAGCAGGCTGACATACACAAACGATGGAACTGGGTGCTAAACGAATTGCTCTGGACATTTAAAACAATACGCGACGACGAAGGCTACGAATACGAAGACAACGGAAAGAGAGAACGTGTTGCTAACGGCCTTCGTTTATTTGGCAAGTACTACTTTTCACTATGGGACTAACATGAGAAAGCAAAAGATAATTAACTACGATCGTGACAACGATCAAATCGAAGTTGCATCAGTGCATCCTGATTTTTTTAAAGAAGCACTCAAAGAAATTACAGGTTGCTTAAAAGGGCTCGACATCAAGTACATGGGCATGTTTGGAACTGTTTACTTAGAAGGAAAATTGTCAGACGACGATGTGCTCATGATCAATCTCACAATAAACGACGGATACAAAGTTGTTACCCAAGGCAACAACAGGTCTAAAACCAACTCTATCTATGCGTAACCACACGCTTTAAAGAATCAAGGTACATGTCGAGCTTCATTATTTCGGAGGTGGTGTGCTTTCTTAAATGCATTTTATTATCTATTAATCGTTTCTGACACAGGCTCTTGATATGATTTAGTTCGCTAATATCACGCTTGCTTAGATCTTCTATCACTTTAAACACTGCCGTTAGACGCTCAGTATTATCTTGTATGGTATCGTATGAGTGATCGATATAATCATCAAACACATCAAACCCTAACTCTCGTATTCTACTTACAAAGCCAGCACACGAAACAAATACCGGAAAGTGGAATTTGTCAAATACCTTCCACGTCTTTTCAGTTGGAAACACAATCGGCTCTGCGAATATAGTTTCTGTTACAATAGATATAAGCGTTCCTTCCCAAACGTATGCAGGCACACTATCTAACTTGTCTAATTTATTTCCTGTAGTGAATTGCTCATCAAGCACAACTGATCGCTGATTTTGAACTCCTTGAGGATTGTAACTATAAAGCGACTTGTCTTTGATTCCCGACGACTCCAAAAATTCTACCAACTTTTCTCTATGTGGTCGTGGATGATTGTTAAGAGAAAGAAAATGCACGTCAGCACTAGGGCGGAAGTTAACAGTAGGCTTGGATGAGTTATGGTATTCGAGTAGCGTGCCGTTGAACGTGTACCTGTGAATTGCTTGGTGCTCAGCAACTGGCGTCAGCCAATATATGTTATTTGTTGATACACCTGCGCACTTACAGCATTCGCTGAGTATGTCAAACACAGGAACAGTGAACGCATGCTTGCGAGCAAAGTTGTTTAAATCGAATACCTCCAACGAGGTGTCTATTACTAAACTCTGGCCGGTTTTTAATATATTGGTAACAGGAGAGGTAGCAGGACTGAAGTCGGTATCGAATAGTCTAAACAGATCTTCTTGTAGTCGTATTTTAATTAGTACCATGTTTCCAATACTCAATTGTCATGTCTAAACCAGTGTCTAAATCTATCTCAGGGGACCATCCGATTGTGTCTGTGATCTTTTTATGTGTGCTGTTCAAATAGTATATCTCGCCAGCTCGTTTGGGCTTTGTATTCCAGTTTATAATCCCCTGCCAATCAAGTTTTTTAGCCACTTTTTCGGCTAATTTTTCGATCGATAATGCATTAGCGGGGCCAACGCAAAAGGTCTCGTTTTTAACGGCGTCTACATTGTTAATTATTGCTACATAAGCATTGAGCAGATCGCTAATATGCAAGAAGTTGCGATAAGGTTTTGCATACCCTAAGTTGATTTCGTCACCGGCTAACATCTGTGTAATTATCTGTTCTACCACAAAGAAGTTGTTATCTGTTCTGCCGTATGTGTTTGTTTGTCTCAGAATACAGTACGGCAAGTCATATGCACGCGCGGCATACTCTAAGTACTTCTCGCAACCCAGTTTAGCAACTGCATACGGTGCGTTTGGATTTTGTATTGTGCTTTCGTTAAACGGGTCGTGTTCAAATGCCTCGTTGTCTCTTATGATATCTGATATTGGTTGCCACCCGTATGTTTCCATGGTAGATGAAAACAGAAATAGTTTGAGAGCAGGGGCTTCTCTTGCTGATTCAATTAAATTAACAGTGCCGGTATAATTCACATCTGAGAATAATGCCTGCTGATAAAAAGAATGCTCTACTTCGGTTAACGCGGCAAGATGTATAATCACCTCTGGGTTGGCGAACCTAACAAGGTCTCGAGTTGCTTGGTGGTCTCTTAGGTCAGTGTTGAGTATTACTATTTCGTGTCCTTTGAGCTTCTGCACCAAGTGCTGGCCGATGAAGCCGCTTGCGCCTGTTATTAAAATTTTCATGATTTTTCCTTTGCTGAGAATACAATGTGTGTGCGTGGCGAAGTGCCAAGGTTAAACGCGCTGTGACACTTGTATGTATTAGTTAAATAAAAATTATCTGTTGTTAAGTGATATGTGTTGTCGCCAATAAGCATGCGGCAGTGCGGATTTGTTGTTATTGGAACATGCACCACTAATGTATCATCTTGATGTGCGGTGTACGCTTGACCAGGCCACGTGGTAATCAAGTACACTACCATGGGGTTAACTAGCATGAATCCAAGTAAGTTTAGCCGATTGTTTACGAAGTTGTATAACTCATCGTAATCGTATTCGTCGAATTTCGAACGATGGAAACCAATTCTCTTAAATTCAAGCATGCCCGGTGAGTCAGCGGCACAGTAGTTTTCGCTTATATATAATAAATCCTGCTGAAAGCAAACGGGTAAATCGAATTGTATTATATTTTCGTTCACTGCGACACCAACAGACACGACGGTGCTCCGGTATTAACAACACCTAGCCCATTATTATAAAATATACTGTCATTGGTGCATTTGACAATGGTGTGTTTGTTGTTAACTATTACAGTGTCACCGGAAACAAACAAAGGAACCACCATGGTCGGCTTAGCAAAGCGAAAACAAGTCCTCGATGGTAGATACAATACATGACTGTAAACTGAACTGCAATTAAAAAACTTATTTGCAATAGAATTTGCCAAGTTATTATCGACAGCATTAGCTGAGAACACATTAGTTCTTGTTAAGCGATGTATTAGTTCAGCGTATGTTTCTTGCGCTTGCAATGTAGCTGTGTGACTTTTTGCTGTTTGCATATCCGTTGTTGAAATCATTAATTGATTTCTTCTGCAGTTAGGAGCAAGTGTAAACGCGGCTGGTCGCTTAGATTAAATGCGCTATGCCACTTCTTGGTATTAAGAATATAAAAACAGTTACGTTCAAGATGGTATAAAGTATCTTCGATAATCATCATACAATCTGCGTGTGTGATGACAGGTATATGCACAAAGAAAACATTATCGGTATGTCGTATATATGTCTGCCCCGGCCAATTGGTAATGAACGTTAAGTTAAAGTCTTTTGATATTCTAAACCCAGCTGATTTTAGTTTGTCACCAATGAACTGGTAAGTCTCAGTCATGTCAAAGTCGTTGGCGTCCAACTCACTAAGATAGAATCCGCTGTTTAAAAATTTCTTCTTGCCGGTTTCTTTAGCTATTGTATACCGAGATTCAATGTTGTCTAACTGTGAGCATACTGAGTTTGGTAAACGAAACTTTATTAAATTTTCTTGCATGATATTATTAAGCTCACTGTTGATGATACAGTATTGATAATTCTTAAGTTGTTTCCATACATCATCAACGACGGTGTGCTTCCGTCGTTGATGATAATGTCATTGTTAATTACAAGATTGCCTTGTGTTGCTTGCGATGCAAACATTGTAATTATAATCGCAGGCACATTAAATCGAAAGCATTTAGCAGCCGGTAGGTGGAATAAATGACTACCGGTACAGTCTGTATTAAAGAATTTATTTGCAATGTCGTGGCTGATTGAATTGTCTACTGGCAGAGCGGCTAGCATGTTAGATGCTTTTAGTTTTGCAAGTAACATAAGATGCATTATTTTTATTTCTTCGTAATACATTGGCGACGAAACAACCTTATACACGTCTGGTATTTCCGTAGTGTACAACCTTTACGCCGTTGACCGGCGGATGCTTGCGCCACGGATCAACAATAACAGATCCTGCAACTGGACTGATCACAGCGTTATCACTATTGTTATCGTACGTTATTGCCTCGGAGTGTGCCATTAAGTATGTCATTGGTTTACTTTCGTCAAATGTTGCACAGTCTCGATCGTCATCGCATTTGTCGTGATCTATATAATACACTTCGCCTGCATGTTTTTTTACATACTCACCTGTTAAGATACTGATTGATCCTGCTGAATACTGAACACCAGGTTTGTATGACTTGCCCACTATAACAACTGGCAAACCGTATGAAACCAAGCTCTTGGCCATGTTGCTGGCTTGCTGTTCGCGGGCCACCATGATTGCATCGAACAAATCATATCCGAGGTCCAGTTGACCGGCCATGTGGCGCAGTGCAATATTATCTCTAGGGTGACACGCACCGCCGTCGCCTAGTCCGGCAGTCATGTACTTGGGTCCGGTTATGCGAAATGTTGATTTAGACAATGCAGATGTAACCACATCGACATTGATGTTGCCATTCTTTTCGGCTACGTCTTGCATCATGTTAACCAATGCTAACTTAGAACTAATCCAGGTATTGTAGAAAATTTTGATTGACTCGGCTTCATCCCACGTGCCTACTTCGATGCGCGGGTTGTTTTCCATTATAGGTTTGTAAAAGTCAATGAGTGCTTGCGCATCGCCAGTTAACGATCCGTCTTCGGTTCCTATAATGATCATCTCTGGGTTTACCATATCAAATTCTACAGTCCCCATTGCTATCAAATAAGGGTTATACACGAACCTAAATCCGCCTAAATATGGCTGAAAAACTGACCTAGTAGTACCAGGTAACACTGTGCTGATGAGAACAACTAATTGTTTGTTAGATGCGTGTTTAGCGACTTCATTTAATACTTCTTCAACTATAGAATAATTGAAATCCTTTGGCTCTAAGTGAGTGGTAGGTTCTTTGCCATCGTATGCTGGGTCATGTGGCGTAGGCACAGCAATAAAAATTATATCTCTGCCTTGCATGCATTCTTGTACTGAATCTGCTTGTGGAAAGCGTGATTGGGTTGCAAACGAATCATAACCTATTACATCGTAGTGTTTTGACATTTGGTAAGCACATGGCTCACCCAATTTTCCAATTCCTATAAATCCAACTTTCATGATTGTCCTAATATGTTTTAGTTTATTTATTACGTGCCAGTGACATTTTACTTGTTAAGTGAGTCGGAGATATTCTCCAACAGGTTGTTACTAAATTGTATTAGTAGTAAATTATACATTGATGTCTCTTTTAAAAATTAATTATGTAGGGCGTTTGCTAAGAAAATCTATTACATTAGATATTCTCTTTGTGTAGTTGTCTGCATTGGACAGCACACTATAATTGTGTTCTGTCACTGCTTTAATCTGGGTACTGTACTTGTTAAAATCTACATCACATAATCGTGTTACTTCTGCAACTATTGTATTTACTCTATCGACATACGGCATCGAGTCATAGCTTTCGTCAATTAAAAAATCAAACGTTTTATATCCTAACTGTTTTAAATATTTTAATGTGTGTATATCTCCGAGCACAATAAACGGAACTTTATTTGCAATTGCTTTAAGTACTTTTTCTGTTATAAAAACTTTACCCGGGTATTCATCGGCCATGGTTTCGGTAATCAATGCAAAGTCTACTAGGTCATATATATCTGAGAATATAGTATCATTGATTATTATTGAATTGTTGTAATTAACTTGGTCGACCACAAAGGGTAGCTGTGCATGCATTTTACTCACTGTGGCAGGATTGATGTTACTAAACCCTCTCTTTTTTTCTACTTCTATTGTTTCAAAAAAATCGTAAGTTTCCACAACGTTTCCTGTTTCTGCTGGCACAGAGCAATAGCCTTTATCGAGAACATTGGCGGCATATAGTAAATACGAAAGTATAATTCGACCTGGCCTCGGTCTTGCATTCAGCATTATAAATTTACGACGTTCCGTTAATCCGAAACTGTGTATGGGCTTATCAATTTCATATCGCATGCACTTTAGCGCCTTTACTTCAAACATAGGTGAATGTATCATGCGTTTATCCGGCAGACAAAACCCGTCGAGATACCCTGCAGATGTGATTGCACTGTAAGAATTTTCTGGCAATCCCAACCCACTCATATGATCTAAGAAATTTTGTAGTGGTAATAATTCTCCCTCGAATGAAAAATCAAATAGAATGTTAACCTTTCCTTGCTTGGCATATCGAATCATTTCATCTGTTATGTCAGCCGGCTTGTCGCCGAAATACCCCCAGTGCGAAACAATATAATGTATGATCCCTATTGAATAGTCTACATATCTGCAATCGACTGGCTTAACATGCATATTTGCATATTTGTAGTCATAGTAAAACACAGTATCGTAAAATGTACGTCCTGTCTTGTACGAATGCTCATCCATAAGTTTTATGATAAAAGCTCTCCCATATTTGATAAAAATTCATTTTCCAAAATGAATCACCGAACTCTCTTAAGACAGGTAAGGATATATAACTTTCATTAAAGAAAATATCAAACTCAAAGTTTGTCGATACATACTCGTTAAGCGGTATAACAGGCATTAGTTTTTTGTCATGCTCTTCAACATTAACCCTTGATACCAAGCAGATTATAGCACTGTTATTCGCAAAAATGAAGGTATCGTGGTCACCGTTGCCGAATTGATAGTTTTCTATTACCGGATATTTGTGTAACAACACCAGCATACCAAAAGGATTAATAAATAAATTTTCAGTAACTACACGAAAAGTTAGCGTAACTGCATGATAAAAACAGGAGTAATGATGGTGCAATAACAGCACACTGTTATGGTGTGATAATAACCCAAGCACGAGTGGTCCTACTTTTTTCTTAATAATGCTATCTGTAATATGTCCGTGGATCATTCCGGGAAATATATATATAATATCATACATGCTTACATCGAACTCATAACTAAATGTTTTAATATCTAAGTTATCATCATTGCTGGATAATCTACTCATCATATGCGATACGAAAGGATCGCTAAAATCCGGGACCAGTAATAGTATTTTCATTTGTCGATGAGCTCAAGTAAACTGTTTAGTCGAGAGCCATAGTCAGTGGTTAGGCATCTCTCTCGGTTAAAATGTGCAATATCAAACACCGATTCCGGATTTGTTGATTTACAATTAGCTACCTGGTCGACAATGGCTCGCATGCGATCTGTTAGGTGTCGTATATTATCATACGTTTCGTCAAACATCAAGTCATAACTTTTATAGCCTTGTGACTGCATAAACGCAATCAGCCCTGGGCTTCCCGAAATCATAAACGGATGCATAGATAATATTGCTTTAAATGTTTTTTCTGTTATGAACAAAGAGCCGGTACTCGAGATAGATTCAGTAACAATACTAAATTTGGTGTCGTGATATAAATCTAAGTCGTCTGTAAACTGATTTGTAATACATTGGCTCGGAGACAAATCAATTTCAACAGGTGACGAATAGGATATATTCTGTGCAACTATCTTTTCATGTACTGATAGCAAACTGTTATCTATTTCATCCTGCACAACATCTTTGCTGTAAATGCGCTTGAGGTAGCTAACATAGCCGTCTTTGTTGTCCTGAAGTTGCTCGAACATCAGTGTTCGATGTAGCTTTACTGTGCCATTATAACACAAAAAACTCTTGCTCGGGTTATGTGATATATCGGTGCGTCCACTATAACTGTGCAAGGTGGACATATCAAACCAGAAGTACGGTATAACAGTTAGATCCGACGGAAACTCTCGCAGTAGTTCAGGTCCGTGTTCACCTGTCACAAGTATAATATTTTTATTCGGTATGAAATGATTGTTTAGTGCATCCAACGATGTCTTTATTAACCGATAACTTACCGGTTCCTTCGGATAAAACAATAACAATTTGTACCAACCGCTTGCTACCATTGCGCGTTCACACGGGCTAAAGTAATCAAGCAGGTCAGCAGTTTCGAAAATGTTAACTAATTCTATAACCAGATATCCATGATGTCGGTAAACACTCGAGTACTCAACATCATAATAATCAAGATAACCAAATAACGAATCTTTGCCGCGGTAAGATTTACGTTTTAAGTCTTTGTTTCTGCTATGAACTAAATTAACCATCTATTAATTCTTTAAATTCAGGAAAAGTTTCATCAAACGATTCGCGTCTTATTGAGTCAAGCTCAGCAGTGTAATTAAGAAACAGTTGCCATTTCTCGGGATCGTGTTCTTTTGTTCCGTATAATTGTTGTATTTCATGCTTCTGTTGTTGCGACATTGTATTGCATTGCATAATCTTTTCAATTATTTTCTTTCTTATTTCCAACGGAATTACATCGGGTGCCATGAAGTCAGGATACATAACAAAGTTGTGTGCAATTTCTATGCGGTCGTTGTAGTTGTTCCAGTAATCGTGAAACTCACTCAAGTATGGGAAATTATATACACTTATAGTTTGCAATATTTTAATTCTAACAGTGTCACTATTCAAGCATAGGTCAACAGTTTTCAGCACATTCTTCCATTTGGTCGGGTGTCTTATGTAAGTATTACGGTGTTCAATATCGTCTATGCTTGCGCGTATTTCAACTTCTTTAAATTGACTCCACAACTCAAATGCAATGTCTGGAATCATTGTCATATTCAAACTGTACCATACTTTAATATTCTTTGCAAATCCTTTGTCAATGAGTTGCTGAAGGAATGTCCAATGCTCTTTAATGAGTGTTGGCTCACCGCCATTTATATATAGGCTTTCTAAGTTTTCACACTTATCAAGAATATCCTCATAAACGTCTGGGTCTTCGCACCAGTCAAATGTACTCCAATCTATTCCACGGTACTGAGGAATTGCTTTGGCACCATCCCAGTCACCGTCTTGTAGTTTTTCGTAATCGGTTTTCCATCTGTTTGAGCTAGCAGGGTTACATGTTCTACATTTTACATTACACACATTGCCCAGCCTAAACTCAACAAATCTGAAATCTGTTTTCTTTAGACTGCCGTTGTCGTTTGTGTTTTCGATTGCTTCTTCGATTTTATAATTGGGATACTCACGGTGTTCCAGCAATCGCTTACTGTCTAGTCCTTGGTCTTCGCGGTCAAAACATCTGGTACAAGCCGAAGGACGTTCGCCTTCTAACATTTGCTTGCGCACTTCGTTAAAGTAATCGCTATTGTGTATTTTTGTTATTGCATGCTTGCCTAAATACTTTAGTTCTTCTAGTTGCTTGCCGTCTATGGTATCGAACTTGTCTCTACTGCTACTAGCATTATTGTTCATGTCAGCTTCACAACAAAGAGTAACATGCCCCATAGGATGTGTTGCTAAGTGAATCCACGGTAGCACACAAAATGTTTTATTTGGATCTTTGCTCATTGTATCTCCTGATTCCACCAACTCAGTGCAAGACTGTTGGTCGAAAGTATTTCTTCCATGATAATTGGTTGTTTTCTAATTGCTTCTATGTCAAGCAAACGTTTACGTCCTTCTCGAAAGCCGTCTTGATAGTTGTCATACTGCTCTTCAAATACAGGGCGCTTCTTCATTTCTTTAAGCGTGTCAATGTACACTTGTGTTTTATCGGTTGCTCGTGGTGTCATATGAACCAACAAGTCATCTATGATGCCATCAAGAACATTGCGTGGCAATGACATGGGCGACATGAGAACAGTACTGTCAAACGAAAATGTAATCTTTAAATAAGTTTTGACGTCTAACTCAATTGCCAAGTCAAACATGTCTTGCAGGGCAAACAACCCGGGCATGGTCAGTGTTACATCGAACACAATGCCGTCGTTACCGAACTGTTCTTTTAAGAATAGTCCTTGTTTGAAATTGTCTAACCATTTTGTCCAGTTTAATCCGGTTCGTATGTATTCGCCTATTGGCCCACCACCGTCTATGCTAGCGCACAGGTTAACGCGCTTGAAATGCGGCAACAAGTCGTACAGCTTTGAATCTTTACGACTCAATCGGTTTAGGTTCGTATTGTAGCGCACAACCACATTCTTGGAGTGACCTGTATCAACAAGTTGTTGCATCACGGTCCAGTGCTTCTCCCACATCAATGGTTCGCCGCCTACCCAATATAATTCTTCAACTGTTTCGTTGTCTACGGCACGTTGTAGCTCATCTTCGAGCACATTCTCTTGAAAGTCTTTGATTGGAATGCGTAGTTCTGGTGCCATCCACTTGTCAATCTTAGGATCCCACATGCCATGCTTTCGCTTTTCGGCTTCCCAGCTTGAGCTAAGTTGCTCTCCGCACATACGACATTTAAAGTCGCAACGGTTGCTAAGTCGATAATCGAAGCTAACGGGTTCAAGTGTGGTGTGGCCATCTTCCGATGTACTCTCGTAAATTTTATCAATGTGATGAGGAAAGAGAGTCTGAGTAAAATAGTTACGATAGGTGTGTAGATTGAGAACTTGATCGTTGCACACTTCGCATTGTGATATCTTCTCACCGGCCATTATGCGCTTGCGAATATCTTTCATGTACTCTGAGTTCCAGTGCTGGACTAAAGTATCAGGATTGAACGTGTCGGTCTTTGTTCCGGTGTCAGCATCTATGTACTGTCGTTGAAATGATGCGTCTTCTCTACTGGCACAGCATAGGCGTCTTTCGCCTTGAGGACTAACATAGGTGTGAGTCCACGGTGCCGTACAGAATACATCAGGTAGTTTGTTTGGCTTCTCCATATAGGTGCTCTTTTAACTCCGGGAAAGTTGATGCAAAGTCTTCATTTCTAAAATCATCAAGTTTGTGTGTAATATCATTAAATGCAATTAACTCGCCGGTCCCACCTGGTGTACCAACATAGTCGCGTATTTCTTCAAGTGACTTACTGGCCGACTTGTATTTAAACGTATGTGTATTTAGCATGTGTTTAACTCGGTTAGTTACAACTTGTTTTGCCGACAGCGGCAAGTTTTTAATATTGTAATAATCCGGATGATACAACATGTTAAAATAGATTTCAAGGTTCTTATCTTCTGCCCATACCACGAAGTCGCAAATGTCAAGAACGTTTAGTATATTTACTGTATGGCAAACCTGTAAAACAGTATTGTCGAATGCATCAAACTTTGCAACATTCTTATCCACAGTTGGCCACTTTGCTCCATGTCGCTGATATTCAAACTTCTTGCCTACTGCATCTATGCTTAGCATTATCTCGACACGCTTGAACTGCGGCCATATATTTTGTAGTACATGATCCGAGGGCAGTATGGTGCCGTTGGTATTATAGTGAATGGCTATGTTAGATACATCTGTACGCTCAGTTAACATTTCTAAGAAACGGTAATGCTCCTTGATCAGTAATGGGTCACCACCTGCAAAGTCTATTTGCACAACATCATCTGTGTATTGCAATAGGTCTTGCCAAAATTCAGGATAGTCTTCTGCCCACCGACTGTTTGCAAGGTAGTAATCCACAAGACTGTCGTCTGCAAGCTTTAACGCTTTGGCATCTTTGGCCCACTTGATACTGTTCTCAAACGTGCATATACGGCACTTTAGATTGCATATACTGCCTAGTTTTAAGTCGAAATAGATGGGTTTTTCCGAGGTAACAGCCTCATAGGCTTGTTCTGGTACATGGAACCGCTCTAAGTCGTTTATTCGCTTGCTTTTCATGCCACCGTCTTCTAAGTCCCAGCAGTAACGACACTCATGCGGCCTCTCATCGTTAATAAACTGGGTACGCAGATCCTGCATGTATTTGCCGTTCCACACGTCACTAACAGTAACACCTTCGGTTATGTGCTTCTTACCATCGTCGCGTTTGATGGCACCTTGATACAGACAGCACGGACTAAAGGTGCCATCTGTATCGGCACTTAGGTGTACCCAAGGCAGCACGCAGAAGTTAGTTTTGGCTTTGCTCATTTACTAGCATCGTCCCAAAACTGATCATCTACAATGCGGTATGTTGGAATGTACAAGTAGTAACAGATTAGATACCGATTGTATAGTACAACATGTCTGTCGTTTTTCATTTTGTTTCCTTGTATTGCATCATGGGCTTTAGTTCAGGAAATGCAGTAATAAAGTCTTCATTTCTGATGTCGTCAAGTGTTTCATTGCGCTTGAAGAATTCTGGAATCATGTGACTGTCATCACGACTGTTCATGTAGTCAACCACGCTTGCCAGTCTATTAAATTCTCTGTACTCAGGTGGTATGCGTGCAATTGCTCTTTTATACTTTGCAGTTATCTGTTCTTTGATTTCTGCAGGTAACACAGTTAAGCTGAGGTGTGCTGGGTAATGCAATATATTTATATTGATTGATTCCCAATGCGAAAACCCTTTGTTTAGCCAGTCCAAGTAAAAGTCGGGCAAGTGCCAGCCGTTGTAAAGAGATACAGTAGCGGCAATAAAGAAAGAAACATGCGGGCATTCTTTTTGCAAACGCTGTCTGTTTATTTCTATGTCTTCCCACACTGTTCCTGCACGCATGTACTCGGCGCGTTCTCCCATGGCATCCAAGCTAGCACCAACATTAACGTCTGCAAACTTTTTCCAATAATCAAATACGTCTTTGCCTTTGAAACGCAGTTTACTGAAGTTGGTGTTGTATACCAAACGCACATCAGTTCTATTATGCTCGACTAAGTAATCTAGTATCTCATAATGCTCAACGGACACAAGAGGCTCGCCACCTGCAAAGTAAACTTCTTCAACATAAGGAAGAATCTTTTCAAGGTTTTGCCATAGCTCAGTGGTAGTTTTAAACGGACGCTGTATTCGCTTGCCATCCGGCTTGCCATGTAATATAACCTGATCGTCGTACCACAGCGAGCTCAACTCAGGCCCACAACTGCGACACTTGAAGTTGCAAATGTTGCTGAACCGAATGTCCATGTATCGCATTTTCATTTCGGGATGATGCCCATCTTGGTGTGTCTTTTTGGTATCGTTATAGCGGTGCTTGAATTTTTGGTTCATGTCTTTGCGCATACTAAAGGAACCATGCTCCTCCAGTTTGTAACAACGTTCACATGACTTGCTTGGCTTATCGGAGAGCATGTTAGATCGTAGCTCTCGCATACGATCTCCATTCCATACTTCTTCTAATGATTCAGTCTTGGTATTGCCAAATGGATCCTCTGACGGTGCAGTACAACATGGATACACGTTACCATTTGGCCACATGTGTAAATGAAGCCATGGCGCCATGCAAAAATGATTATTGGATTCATCCATTACTTTTCCTGTTCCCTAAGTATTTCTTCAATGAGCTCCGATCGTTCCCAGTCGACATTCATTGCCTCCACTGACACTTGCTTGTAGACTTTTCTCAGCTCGGTAATTCCTAGGCTCGATAAGTCTACAACATTATACTTCTTCTCCTTGTACTCCTTGGCACCGGGGTTAGTATTTTGGTTTTTCCACTCGTCTGTCTTGGCACGAACTTCAAGCTCTCTGCGATCTGCTGTTCCTTTGCTTGAGTCGCCGTCGTACAATTGCAAAATTGGTATTGACTCTTGATAAGGTAAGCTGTTATACCACTCGGCTAATTCAGGAAATGCAGACACGAAGTCCTTTCCTCGGCGTTCGTCGTACTGCTTGTAAAACGATTTAAAGTCCTTGTGGCGCGACTCAATTGAGCTGGTGTACCTATGTGGCTCATCTACACTACGCAAATACTCTACCAATCGGTCAACACCGTCTATTTCCATGTCATGCATAACACCATTATCACGATTATCAGCTAACCATCTTTCTATATGGTCGGCACGTTCGTGGCGTATCTCTGCAGGCAATGTGCCCGGTGCTTGGAAACTTGGAAAACGCAATATATTAACAGAACAAACACCATACATGTGTCCGTACTTGCGCTTGAGTGTGTTGCAATAGTCCATGAAGTCAGTAATGCTAAACAAACATAAACTGTTGATTGTCATCATCACATGCAACTCCTGTACACTACCTTCCTGAAGTAATCTATTAACTGACTCTTTCCAGTAGGACCATTCTAGACCATCGCGAATGTACTCTGCTTGCGCATACGTGGACTCGTTTGAAGTGTAAACAATAAATTCTTTAAAAATGTGCGAACACTCAACAAACTTATCCATGGTCTTGCCTTTATGGCCCATGTTACTGTTTACTGCGAACTTCATGTCTAAATCTTGCCCGTTGTCTTTCCACCAGTCTACAAGCTTCCAGAAGTCTGGGCTCATAGGAGGATCGCCGCCTGTTACACGCAACTGATCCAGTGATTTACTAAGTTTAGGCCACCAGTCCCAAAAAGCTTCTGTGTACGGATTGGCTTCGTTCTTCTTGAACTGCTTGGTCCACCCACCGTCTTGCTGGAATGCTCTTGCGCCATCGCTGTGTAGGTTTTGGTATGCGCCATTCTGACGAATATCCTTTTGCCATGTGGTTGAGAAACTTGCATTACAATATGAACATGCAAAGTTGCAGTTTGAATCGAACGCAATTTCTAATGTCTTTAAATCGACATCTTCTGTTTCGGCATGTACGTCACGGCATTCTTCAAGCTCTTCATCGGTGTATATAACACTCTTGAACACGCGATCGGAAATTTTGTCTTGACCTAAGTCTTCAATTTTCCAGCAATACTCGCATTCCTTAGGACGTTCGCCCATGAGCATTTGCTTGCGCACATTCTTCTTGTATGTGGTGTTGTGTATCAATGAAGGATTGGCTTTAAGGTCTTCATATGTCTCTCCGTTTTCGAAGTCGACTATTTTGTGCGCGGGTGGGTGGTGACAGCTAGTAGTTGTGCCGTTGTTTAACCATATGGTTGCATTGTACCATTTGGCACCACAGAAGGCCCCGGAGATAGGGTCTACAACTCTATCTCTATATTCTCTGTACGACTCGCCTTGTTTTTTAGCCATATTATAACCTAAAAAGTCCTTTGTTTTGTATCTTTAATTGATTATGATCCTGGAACCATTTAACATTTTCGTGATTGTGTTCAATGGTTGGTCGCATGTCGTTGTACAGTTCTTGCAACTCTTGCTCGGACTTGTTTGTAATTTGTTCGATAATTTCGCATATGGCAACATACTTTTCCATGCTATAGGAAGGTAGTTTGTCAAACGCTGTGTCGAAATATTTACCAAACGACTTAAATCCGCACGTCTGTAAGTGATCTTCAAGTCCGACATCACCTAACACTATATACGGACGCTTGCCAATCATTGGCTTGAGTATCTTTTCTGTTATGTGCATGTTAGACTCAACTGATGTCTCAGTTACAACAACCAAAAACGTATTTTGCCATATTTCCATGTTACCCAGTGTATAGGTATCATGCGGTATTGTCAACTCATTTAACGCTTCGGCATCGCCTTGCGTTATTAGTTGGTTAATATTTTCCTCAACTGAACGAGGTGCGGCAGCATGTGCAAGTGGATACTTGCCAGTGACATTGTGAGTGTAAAAGTTGTCGCCTAGCGTAACTACGCCTTGTTTGTCTAGTCCACGTTTTACAATCTCGTTTACAAGTTTGAGCCTGTGTTCATGTGGATTTCTGTTGTAACATAAAAACTTGTTTTTAAATGACACCGGTTCCAGTTCTTGGTTGGTATACTGTTTAAAATGCTTGCTGTTTATGCTATGAAAACTAAAATAACCACGGCCGGTAGTATTGCCTATGTAATAAACATTAATACCCTTTGCTTCGTATTCTTCTACACGGTCACGCGGAACAGTATCGAGAGTGGACAGTATAAACACATTATCGTATTGCTTTTCGTACCGTGGACTGTTTAAATTTTTATCAGGCGGTATCATCCATTCCCATTGTGTGCTAATAAGCAAATTTCTATCGCGTGGGAAACGAGTGTTAATTTGTTTTGTGATATAATAAATTGTCTGATTATATTCTTTTGTAATTTCCCAATGCTCTGGCAAACCACCGTCAACAATGTCAATCACTGTCTACTCCTTGTGTGTATTATAAAAATCAAGCAACTCCGGAAAGGTTCCTTTAAAGTCTGTGCCACGTCTGCGATCGTGCTCATCGACAAACTTAACAAAGTCTTTTCGTGTTGTTGCTAGATCGTAGTCTTCGTTTGCATGCTTTGGCGCCTTGATGAATTCAATAAAACGTTCTAGCTTTGCAATTTCAAAATCAAAGAAGCCTTGATAATGCGGTATATTGTTTTCTTCGTTGCCTTCTTCATGTGCTCGCATATAATCAAGAGCTGGTTGCATCATGTCTGCATACTCAGGTGGTAATATGTTTGCACGTTGGTGACCAGGCCAGCGCAATATAGAAGTATCAATTGTGATAGCAACCTTACGATGTTTACTGTAATGCTTTAACTTCAGTTTGTATACGTCTTCGAGTAGCAGTTTAAAGTTGACCACACTAAAGATATTTGCAGTACACATAATTGTAAACTTGGTAAGTGGTAGCTCGGTCATCATGTAATCTATGTTCGACAGCCAGCGATCGTATTCAAGTCCGCTTCTGATGTACTCGGCTTGCTTGCCATGTGTGTCGACACTGGTGTACACACGATTTAATCTTATTACTTTCTCAACTTGCTTGGCTTTCTCGACATACTTGCGTATGCGACTATCTGATACGCCACCGTTAGTGTTTACGCTGAGCTCTAATGCAGGAATAGGATCAGCAATAATTCTGTCCATTACCTTAAACGTATTCTTTTCCATTAGCGGGTCACCGCCTGTTACACGGAATACTCTAAGCGTTTTACTTAGCTCGGGCCACCATTCCCAAAATGCCTCGACATACGGATTATACTCATCGTGCGGTATTGGCATTTGTCCAGTTTGCTTAAGGTATTCGATACCGTTGAATTTTTGACTAGTTGGGTACGGTCCGAACTCTGCGGCTTCCTTTGCCCACTGCGACGAATGTACTGGAGAACAGTACGAACACTTGAAGTTACAATGATTTGAAAAGCTTACTTCTACATAAGTGGGTGTAACATCATCTCGCCAATCGCTTTGTGCAATTTCTTCTATTTTATCATTGGCCCAGGTAATGTCGCCTGACTTGATATACCTATCTGATAATTGGTCGCCTGGTAAGTCTTCTACATTCCAGCAATACTGACACTCATCGGGGCGCTTGCCTTCGATCATCATCTTACGTTGTTGCTTTTTGTACTGAGTATTGTGCAATGCACTAGGATTATTAGCTATTTCTTCTAACGGAATCTTGTGTGTTTTAGGATGGTGGCAACTGTGATTAAATCCATTTTGCAGATGCAATGTTACTTGTAACCACTTTGCAGTACAGAATGAGGGGCTAATCGCATCCAGTTTGGTCTTGACTTTTGCAAGTCGTTCCATTTCTCCTGACATATTTGTATCCTGTGTTGTGTTAGCTGTTTAAATCACGAAGTTGATTCATTTCATCTTCGGTTACGTAGGATCCTGTACGTGGTAAGTTTATATATGCGCCCTTAAAGAAACGGCTTTGCGTACAGTCAAGTTCAGCAATTTCCATGCCTGATTCCTTGCGTATAATCATGCCTAACCGTTTTATTTCTTCGTCGAGTTTTACTTTGCTCCACGAGTACTTGGAGTTATGACAATAAAAACTATGGGTGTCTTTGCTTGCAAACTGCGGACCTACTGTTTCTGCAAACAGCTTATTAAGATATGCAAAGTCTCTTACATTCACAAAGTCCCAGTCGGTGAGATTGGTCATGTAAAAGCCAAGTCTTGCACCGTAAACTGCCCAGTCGCCATTAGCGGCATCGGCTCCTACAGTGGCCCATATAACAAGACGATTGTAGTTGCCCCACCAAATGTTATTCTTTATGCCTTTGTAGTTTACTTTCTTGCCTTGGTCCAGAGACATTTTAACACCTTCTCTAAACCCTGCTCTAAATGCTTGGCGTGGCGATCCATTTGGAAATGTTGTACAAAAACGATTGTTCATTTGTACGTAGGTGTCTTCCCAACAGAAATCAACTTGGTTCTTATCATCCTCGGCAGCTTCGTGTGTGCGCATGTTCATTACATATTCAACTGGCCAACATTTTAGTCCACCGTTGCCGTACTCCAAGCCGTTGATGTGATTCTTTGCAGTCCAGCTAACAACTTTGTCTTTGAACTTTTCGTTCTCGAAGTCAATCTTCTGATCAAAGAATTTAATATCAACAATGTTGTCTGCGTCCACGCTTATGAATCTATCTGTACTGCTTAACTGTGCCGCGGCTTTGTGTGCCGCATCGGAGCCTTCTACACCATGAACGCGCTGTGCCCATGGAACCTTGGTCAACAAGTCTGCCCAGTTCTGTTCGCAATTATCTTCATCAAAGCTGATAAAAATAACATCTAATTGATTTAATTCTGTTGTCATGTGTATTGTAACTTCCTATAATGATACTTGCTTAGGATCTGCTTTGTAAATAGTGTCGCATTATTTAGCTCACTATCAAGGTGCTCAAAACTCACACATACGTCACCGTCTACAAGTTCCTTGACAGTTACATCGAAACCGCATATTAACATATTTGGATCACCAAATAAAGTAAAATAAAAAGATAATTTACGATGGTTCGATATAAGTGTTTTGTTACGCTTGGTATCAGCCTTACTGATGCCTGTGCCTGACATGGTAATGCGCAACTTTTTACGACGGACATCATGTTCAATCATTATGTCGTGTTTGTCGTAAAACTCGGAGGTGACTTCTGTTAAATACCTACCTACTGTGTTGAGCTGACTTACTTCAGTTTCTTTTGATACACACTTGAAGTTACCGGTTTCCTTATCTGCTACAATTGCATAACGATACATGTTCTTTGTACCGGACAAAAAATCAATTGCTTGCTGACGCGGTAGCTCAGCAGACTGTATATTTTCTAAATCAGTTGTAGACCGAGGTGATACAGACATTATATCACCATCTTCGTTAAAGAACACATACATTTTCTTATCCATAATAAATGTCCTCTAACCGTTTAACAACTAGATCAGTTAACCAAGCTTTGTCGTGATAGTGAACAGGATAGAACTGATTAAAGTTACCTATTTTTAAGTCGCCATTTGTTTTAAAATACGACGGCAAGTGCTTGGTCCACTCTTCCGATGGTATGTCGTTGTTGTGGTCTTGTAATTTTGTTTTCATGTGTACAAACGTTGGTATATTTTTCAACGGTTGTGTGAATTCGTGTTCGTATCCAAGTAACTTTATTGCAAGTGCATACGCCACATCACCCGATAACCAGTCTGGCTTGGTGTCGTCTAAAAATTCAAAGTAGAACTTTTCCCAGTTGTGGAATATGGTTTCGGTCAACTCAAATAACTCTGCTACTTTTTTAGTTTTTCTAAAATAAGCAAATGCAGTGTATACGTTAGGCAAATGGTTGCTGGTAAATGTTTTTCGGTAGTGATCAGAAGTGACATCAGTACCACGGAAAGTTTTAACATTGGTAGTGAACCAAGCTTCGCGTTCTGCAAGGTGGTCCCACCAAAAACTAACATCAGCGGTGAATATCATGTCGGTGTCAAGTATAACAGTTTCATCAAATGGAGTCATGTAGTAATACTTCCATTTATTTTGTATCTTCCACTGTTCGCCTTCGGCATGATCGGTATAAGGTATCTCGACCACGTGATCAAACACGTCTAAATAGTCCTTAGGAATGAGATCTATATCATTCTCTGCAACTGCAATGGCAAAGCTGTTTATGCGCTGTGTGTTCTTTATGCTTAGTGCTAATGCGTATGCTTGACGTATGTAGTCTATGTCACCGGAGTTTTGTGCAATGACTAAATATCCTCTACTCACTGTATAACTCCTTTAGCTTATCGTAATTGCGAAGTATTGCCCACTTGTTCATGACATGAACATCCATTCCCTTGAACCTGGACAATATATAATCGCCGTGGCACTTAGGTTTTTCGAGTAGCAATGTAATATCATTAACGCCATTGATGCTAACTATATCGTCATTGTCAAATGATTTGTACAATGCCGGGATTGGCAATTGCTTTATTAAGTCACTGTTACTAAATCCATTCATTATGTGTACTGCAATGCTGAATGCATAGTCATTTCGAAACATCGAATTAGGAGTTGTATACAGGTCGCGATAGTAAGCATAGTTGTCGTAAATGTATTTTACCATGTAAAACAAATGCTCTGCTAGCTCTGACTTCTGAAAGTATATACATGTTGCCCAGTATGTGTCAATGCCCGATTTGCCCACTGTGCTATTTTCTTGTGTGCGACCAAAGTACAATTCGCTTATGTCTTTGTTGATCATTACTTCGTGCGCCGAACCCCAGCATCTGTTTAATGCATCGCTCATTATCAAATAGTCTGCATCGATGAACAGTGTTTCGTCGTATGGAGATAACTCGTATGCTTTCCAGTGATCGCAATTGTAAAAAGGCAAATGCTTGGTGGTGTATACTGTATCTCTAAATACGCGAATATTGTTTTGCTTGTACACATAGTCCGGATCTTCACTTATAATAATCTCAAAGCACTGGTCGAGATAATCGGCTCCTAGAGATTCTTTGGCCCACTTTAATGTACCGACATCAGTTACTAGTGTTACACCAACATCGAGATTCGCTTGTATCATTAGTGCATTTAAACATGCAATCTTGATGTAGTCAATTTCTTCGTTGTTGTGTGCAAACATCATTGCACCCTTTGACATTGTTTATTTCCCTACTATTTTGGTGACCGAGCGAGCCTTACGAATATTTTCGTATTGCGTGAGATAGTCGTTAGTAACTTCGTGATAGCGTGATAAGATGTCTGTGCTGAAATCTGCTAAGTCTGCGATTTTAATAGGTGTATTGTTGATGTCAAGCAGTACAGTTTCAGACTGTCCCTTAGCTATTAATAAATCAACAAATGTAATTAACTCAGGTGATACTCGAAACGTGCCGCCGTTAATAGAATGCATGAGCTTTACTTCTACTTGAGATTTTAAGGCTTGCATTTGGTTGTTTAGGGTTTCTCGATACTGAGAAAACTCGAGGGCTCTTGCTAACTTCGGATCCATGTATTGTTCTCTGTGTTATGTAGTTTTAGCTATTTATGCTGAGAACAACACTGGACCTTTTATATTATGATTTGTTACGGAGTAATCGAACTTGCACTCATGGTAGGAGATGCAATTGTAATCCCGGGTGTTGAAGGATTAAGGTTATAAGTACGACTATTGAGTGTTAAATCTATAACATCACCGCCTGCCGGTGTAACAAACGATAGCGTGAAAATAATAGCAGTTGCTGAACCAGGTGCACCATTCAATCTTGCCTGGATGATATACTGCTCGGACGTATACAAGCTTGGTGTATAACTGAATATTGTTTGAGTTGATGCAGTAAAGTCGTATAGTCCTAGATTCGATGCACCGACGCCACCGTTAGATATAGTTGTCGTTTCGCCAACGCGAACTAAATCGACTGCGCTGGACATTCCTATCCAGTTAGTTTCAGTTGTGTTATTAGGTGTACCGGTGAAGGTAAATGCAAATCTTATTTCACCACCGCCATTAAAGAAGTAACGCATTGCATTCCAGCTAGTAAAGGTCGAGGTAAGTGTCTGCGTTCGCGTTCCGTCCCAGTTACCGGTTGCATTGGTAACTGTGTCCGATGTAACTGTACCGAGCGACGGATCAAGATTCAGACGATTTGTACGAATGGTATTAATTCTATCTACAAGAGTAGGTATAATCAAAACCGGATCGTCTGTGTCTACTGCTGGCAAGTCAGTAATGGTCGAACCCTGATGGGTACTACAATCACGTATTGCCGCAAACAATGTGTTCCAGTTGTCTTTAACAATCTTATCACCGACTGATACAGGTCCGATAGGCGACTGACCGTATCCGAAGCTGGCTGACCCTTCTGCGGTTGCACCAGAATTGCCATCGGCGTACACGTCATTTACTAACGTGCGAAACCCGTTGAAGTCAGATGCTTGTATCTTACCGTTAACAGAATATGTCATTATTATCTTGCTCCGAATGCTGCCATTATTAATGACTCAGCTTCATCAGTCTTGTCTTCTAACGCTCTGCCAATGTAATTAAACATGGTAAGCTGAGTCTTATCAGCAGACATGGCCACGCCAGGAATACTTGAGCTGGTTAATCTATCACCTTTGCTAACTGCACCGATGACGCGAACTGGTGTACGTCCAACTAAAGTGATAGCAGGCATGTAGTCAAGATTAACTGCTACATTTGGATCTGAGTGATTCATGTTTAGTATAAACGCCGGGCTATCAGCAACCACACCAAATATATTGTCTGAGTATGCTAACACAGTTTCTGTCACTTCACCAACCCCACCGATATCAACCAGTGTTCCGGGTGTGTAGACTTTATCAGCAGTGAATCGTTCCGCGATATCCGCGTAGTTTGCTTCAATTGTGCCTGTGCCTATCACAATATTACCGTTAGCAGTTAATGTGCTTCCGGTAGGTACTTGCCAAGCGCCACCTAGTGACCCGCCTCCAATAAAGCTAAAGTTGCTTGTGGTCCAAGCTCCCGAAATTGTTGCGGTGCCGCCTTCTGCTGTCAGTGCATTGGTTTGGATAGTGGGTGTTACTATACTTGTATTAGCAACAATGGTGTTACTATTTACAAGACCAAAGAAACCAACTGGTGCCCTAGCACTTCCACTAGTTACGGCGGCAATGCCTTCGTCATTAATTGTGTAGGCTGTACTTGCGCCTGTTGTAATATTAATGTTGTCGACGCTTAGTGTGTCTTGTATTGTGACCAAGTTACTTGATCCAACTATTGTATCAACTGTGAGGTTACCGCTTATAACCACATTTCCGTCGACATCAACATTACCAGTTATATCTACATTGTTGTTGAATGTACTAATACCGTCGACTGTGAGTGTGCCGCCGTCTGTAATATTCACGCCACCTGCGCCAACTGACATCGAGCCTGTTAATATTTCAGTCGACACCAAACTTGCAATGGTAGTATTTTCACCAGCCTCTGCAACAAGAACCAATCCTTGCCAGCCAGTGGGTCCACTTGCAGTGTAAACGCTTAATTGTTTTACACTCGGCTTGTACCATAATTGCCCTATCAAAGGGTCGGCACCAGTACCAGTAGCAGCCTGATCTGGTGATACTTCGTTTGCAAAGTTATCAAGCATGCGTAGAAAATTCTGTGCTATTGGTGCACCGTAATCTGCGCGGTTTCTACCAATAAGTTGCAAACTGGTTTGAACATTTATCTGACCATCATTGATCGTTAGTGTCGAACCATCGGATTTATTAATTTCGTAAGCCATGCTTAACTTCCCATCTGTATTCGTAATTTATATGTTATTTCAAGTGTTCTGTTTTGTGATTTTTGAACTGGGTGAAACACAACATGAGTTATCATTGTCGGTCTAACATCAGACGTATCTGTTAAGAACCCAGTTATATCGCTAGGGTCGGTTAAATTACCCTTGTTTTTAAGACCGGTGTATAATGCTATTTCATTAAACACAAAATCTGTATTGGTTGCTGTTTCACCGTTTGAGCCATCGGCAATATCAATCAGCATTTGATTGTTGGGCATGTCGCTGGTCAGTGTAACTACTATTGTGATATCTTCGTAGTTGTTGACGCCGCCGCCGGTGTTCGCATCGCGTGTTGCGTTACTTTGGTTGTCTGCGTTATAATTCTTTATCTCGTAGACAAATGCAGTGTTATACAATTGTGCCGAAGGTACTTTTGTATTGCTAACATTGGGCTCATTGTAGATAATCTGTCCTGTGTTATCCACAGTAACACCGCCGTTTCCAAACGCCATGTAGGCAATAAACGACGAAGGCTTACCAATTAATGCTTCTGCAATTTTAGTCGAGATGTTACCAAAATGTATTGCATTTGGCTTGTCGACTAAAATATCACCTGTCTCTGCATCGGCAATAGTGATATGTCCTTTGATATTCGCTGTGCTTGTATCGAACATCTTATCCTCTTCTGTTAACGATTATTTTACCAGTATCTTTATCTTTTATGACAAGGTGTGCAATAGCATCGCACACCGCATGATCATCTGGTTTCTTTTTATTACTTGCTTTATTTATCATCTAAAAATACCCCTTATCCAAATCCTGGATATGTGCCTGTTCCGTTTGCTAACAAGTAGTTGGCCGCGGCTGAATTGGCAACAAACTTGGTATTATCTTGACTTGCTCTTCTAAACCATGGATTACAGTTAGGTACTCTTACTTGACGATTGTCGTATCGTCTTACAATAGTAGTGTACTGATCGCTGTTAGTAAGTAGCGCATCGGCGCCTGGTACATTATTTTTTGCAAGTAATGGATCGGGCAAGAAATCAGATCCCGTGAATATCGTTACACCAGGTTGATGTTCCATTATCCCGGTTCCTTTTTGTCCACGCTGTATTCCTGTTACAATTAGTGTTTCGCCATTGTCGTTCACATTACTGTATGTTATTAGTTCGTTGCCTATCCACATTTGGTTTTCTATTGATACAGACAAAAACGATGGTTCTTTTGTGATTTCAATACTGTTAACCTGTCCATTATCAAAGAAATATGAGTAACCTGATCCTGGATTGGTTATAGTAACAGCGGTTACAAATCCATTTAGAATAGTAACCGTGCCAGCAAAGCCAGTGCCGCTTGGGTGGTCAATATCGAGTTGAGCAGTTACATACCCAAAACCCGGTGATGTAACTTCTAACTCAGCTATGCCACCGTTTTCGTCGATGCTGTTAACAGACACCTCGGCAAAACTACCGTTGCCAACAATTGTGACTCTAGGCACAAAACGTGATGGTGGCAAATACGAAACTAATTCGGCGCTTGTGTTTTGTGCGTTTGCTGTGAATTCTCCAAACTCAATGCCGTATTTGCGAATGTGCATTTTGTATGCAACTTCTTGAGCCAATACAAGGTTTGGCAATTCGTCGTATCCGTTTGCACTGTCCCATCTATTTATATCCCAATAATCATTACCAGCTGGAGAAACTGACGTGAACGTATCAATTATTAGCGTTTCAGCTGGATCAATATACACTAGCTCATCTGTGGCTGGCTCCGAGCTGTAAATTACAGGTGAATTTTCCTGTGCATCTATCAGACCGCCCACAATAAGTGTCTTATCCCACAATGAGTTCTCTTCGTCCCAGCGTGTGCCGGGCTTGTCCCATACTCTAGTCGGGTCAGCTGTTCCGTTACGGTTGGGGTCAATTATTAAACTGTTTTCACCTGTGCGAGCAAACTCAATTTTAATAATCATTTCTCTAAGGTAGGTTTCGACACTGCCTGAGCACACACCGTTTGCACAAGCATAGTCTCCTATGAAGTTATCAAAAGCCGTTCCGTCTGCCGTTTCTTCTGGCGACTCATATGTGATAATAATTATGCTATCTCTAATTTTGGTGTGATAAGGTTTTGCCTCGCGCACGTAATCAAGAAAGTCATCAAACAAGTCTGGCTGGAAGAATTTGGCCTGGTCAAGTGCTAACCCATCTTGCACAAAGGTGATGTACGATGTTTTAAACAACCAGTCCAACGCCTTCTGTTCGCTTACCACAAAGTTCACCGCAGTAAAGAACAACTGGTTTTGCATAACTTCATTGCTCGCAACAAACACGTTGGCTTTAAGTTCATTGAGCAACTGTCGTAACTCTGACTTGGCTGTTCTGCTCGAACCGTTTTCAACAATGCTATCGTTAATTCTAACAGCACCATCTTGTCTAGCAATTAGTCTCACATTATTAATGCTTGAGTCATATATGTATACTTCCGATTTATCAATTAATAGATCGGGATTAAACGGATACACTCTTATCAAGTCTCCATCTTCTAGTGTGCCGATTATACCAAGCAATGCTTGCAATGTCTCAACTTGTCTATTTGTTCTGGAATTAAGTCTATCAAATCCATCAGCAAACCAGTCTACATTTCCCCAGTATTCACTGGTGGTAATATCGGCATCCCAACCTAGCAATGGTGATTCCCAAAAGCGCAATCTTTCGATCATGCTGTTAAGTTTAGTAACAATTATTCGTCTTGCTTCAGTGTCATCCGTGAACATGGATTGCTGTGGTCTAATGCCAAGACCGTATTTCTGATCTTCGCTTAAACTGGTAGACGGTACCGGAAGTACAATCGACTCACCGTTTTCGTTAAACGGTATTCCATTTTCATAATCGCCTGCTGGTAACGGTTTGGTAAATCCAATCAATGAGTCTACCATCTTGTCCCACAGTCTATCTGGCACTTTAGAAAATCTATCACCTTCGCGCAATAACAACCACTCGTCGTGCGTTACATTATCACTTTCTGTCTGTCTGTAATTCAACTGTATTACACAATTTCGGTTACTGAGCAAGCTGTCTGCGTTTGCTATAATAAACGACTGATTGGTTGCACTGAACTGTATCGGAGCAAAGTATTGTATGCCTTGCTTGCCTGGGTTACGTATGGTGTTGGCAATTTCCGTAGTTGACATGGAACGATTCTGTGCGGTTGCAGGGAATTCAGTTTTGCCGGTGACCCAAAAGAAGTATGTCACTTCAGATTCGTCATTGAACGAATCGTATGTGCGATCTTCTATAAAGTCTGTGGTGTTGCGTGGCGAACCGTTGCCTCTGTAATTGAGCGGAGGTGTTTCACTTTCGACCCATTCATACACATCAATTGGCGATCCGTCAAACACTCTGCCCCAGTTATCACGTCTGTATTCTATTATATCGCTAACTGCCTGAGCTCTATCACCTGTTAATACCGGTGGTTGCTCATAATCAACAAATCTAAGAGTTGATGTGTCTAACCACACGCGACCAACTTCTTGTGCACCGAATGTGCGTCCTCGGTTTCCGCCTGCTTGGTATTTTGCAGGATCAGATGGCGTTTTGTATGATACGTTCTTTTCGACACTGCCGAACAGTATGCCTTTTACCGGATCGTAGACTGGTAACTGTGCAATTGTTTTGCCTGACTTTCTTTCACGCAAATAAATGTTTTCGTAAAGATCAGTGTCAATAAGGGGTTGTTGTTTGCGATGCAACACGTCTAATTCGACGCTACTATATTCAGCAACTATCCATTTGTCGTTTCCGTTGTTGTCAATCCACACTAAGTCAGAATCGATTATTTCGTCACCGGCGTACTCAGTTACTGCACTCTGTGTCGAGAAACGCAAGTTAACAAATGTGCTAAACTTAACAACATATTCAACCGGAACTTCGTTGTTGCTGAAAAACACATCGAGCGTAACCGGTTCGTCGTTAGCATCAAACAACTGATACTGAGTTTCCGATATACGCTTTGCAGTTAATAATAGTTTATCGGTTGTGCCATTGGCACCTAATAATTCGGTTATTAAAGTAGTTTCTTGCGCAACATAGTCGCCGCTTGTATCATCTATACCGACAACACATGCAGGATAGCGATTTCTATTACTGATGAAACTATTTTCGCTAAATTGATCATGTAGGTCGATCGACATTATGTTAAATATTGCTTCGACTGTGCTAGGATCATAATCTAATGCCTGTGAAATCATTAATGTTTGCAATGCAGATTCGACCACTTCTCGCTCTGCAACTTTGTAAACTGCCCATTTAGACGATGGCGACTGTGCTACCCATATTGTGTCATTTATGCTAGGTCTTGCATCTAATCTAGTATCCCACAACGGAGATACATCACTGTAAACAGCATGGTCAACATCATCACGATGAACATTACCAGCAGTTGGTAACCCATTTACTGCTTCTACAATAGTGGGTACGCTGTTTTCAAAGTTAACACCTGTTGGCTTACTGATCCAACGAGTTGTATCATCACTATCTATATCGATTATCTGATCTCTTGGATTGTCTTTGATCACCGTACGCTGAATAGTTGCATACGCAATATCAGTGTTAACAGGAAGCAATGTCACTGGATCGAATGTACTATTGTTGCGTATGATTAAGTTTTGTGTTTCTTGACCTTCTCCGATTCTTATAGTTGGTCTCGACGTATATCCTGCACCTTTATTTGTAATTTCGATTCTTTCAATGCGTCTAGCACTGTTCAGTACTGCAATTGCTGTCGCTGGTGTGCCAGTGTTTCCAGTCGGCGGATCGATTGTTACGGTCGGTACCGAACTGTATATTTCTTCTGCACTGTAAATAGCAATTAACGATATCGAACCAGTGTCGCGTAAACTGTAGTTTAGTCTATAGATTTGCGGATCTGACTTAATTTTATCTCTTTGGGACAATATCTCGATGCTTATATCGTTTGTGGTTGCACCGAAGTTACTGCTTTTGAATGCCCAGTCTTCGTAATATGATATTTTATCTTTATCATTTATGCTACTTGATCTTAACAGTTTATCAATTGCATTGGCTGTGCCTTTTTCAGCAACAAATCCCTGGTAGAAGTTAAACTGTGCTTGATCAGTAACGTTAAGTGCATCCAAGTACGCTCTGTTTTCAAACCCAATTAAGTGCCTTGCCGCATTTTCGAAGTCTTCGTTATCATCGACTGAGTTTTCGTCGTACAAGTTTCTAAGGTTTTCAGTTAACGTTTCTAAGTTAGGCAATAAGTCATTGCCCTGTACTAAATAACCCGGTGCTTCTAATTTACCTGTCCAATCTAGTGTTCTGGTCCCAGAAAAGCGCAGGCGCGATTGTCTAGTGTTTAGCACTGGGTCGTATATGGTATCATTGAAGTCGGTTAACTTGTCTACTATCACAATGTGCTCTGTTTCGCTTGCATTAACACGCAAATAGAACACGCCTTCGCCATCATTAACGGGTGTAATGGTAATCTTCTTGCCGTCTCGCTGTATTATGGTGTTTTCTGGTGCAATTGCAAAGCCATCTTTGTCTAATATGCTGTATACACCATTAGTAAGACGTTCCACGTTATCCGGGTAACCGTCTTCGACTTCGAGGGTGATATTAGTTGCATTCGGGCTCAGTGCAAGTGCATTGTTGGTTTCCCAGTTGTTGGTTGCCCAAAACAAGAACTTGCCGGCGGCAGTCTTCCAGTTATCTACTTTGCCGTATATGTCAATTGTATCATATTTCCAGCCTTCGCTTTCTAAGTGGGCACCGTAGCCAATCATGAAGTCATATACGTCTTGCACTGATGTCAATCTAGTACCGTAAGCCACGCGCTGAAAGTCTTGTGTTCTATCTGGACGATACACAACTGAAAGACCACCTGATGTAGGTAGCCCTGGTAAACGTACCCAATCACCAGATACAAAACTATTTGCAATTAAAGAACTGTTTGCACGATAAAAGATTCCTTCATATCTCACAAGTTGTCCTTCGATATATCTTTTACCGAAATCAAACTCGGTAAATGACTCTGGCGTACCGCCTTCATTTATTCTAACTTGCTTGCTGTTTGACTTAGCAGGCAATACTTTAAACTCTTGCGATATGAGGTCGTAACCGTAAACAGTGAACGTCGAATCATCGTTAACATTAATTAACACACCTGAGTATGCATAACTTCTAATCGGAGCGCCGGTGTATAGTGCAACATCAAAGTTATCCGACGGTACCAACAGCGATCCTTGATCGGTGCTTGATACTGATTCAAGGTAAAGTTTTAATCTATCACGGTTGGTAAACCCGCCTATTTTATGTGCTAGCTGTACTCCGAGTCCTCTTACCTTATCGCCGACATTGGTCCTGATGTCAACATTGTTGAAAATCAAGTAATCCGAGATATATTGCTGATATCCTGAGCGTACAACGGTTTCGCCATCGTCTACTTCGGCATGCACTAATTGAGTACTGTTCACTGGACGGAAGCCAGTTCTGACATCAATAAACTGATCACCGACAAAATCTATGCTCTCGGGATCCCAAAACTTTTCGCCGAAAGCGGCTGGCTTGAGCATGTAAAAGAATTCAAGCAACGAGAAGAAAAATTCTGATGATCTGTACCATGCGTTTTCAACCGGACCGGAATCACCGTATACCCACCCGCCAGTGATGTTAACAATATCACCGTCTTGATAATTGAAAATATCAAGTATTGACTTCTTGTCTGAGTTATCATAAACTGGTACTAGGTTGTCAGTGCCTGCAACGCCTTCGTACGGTGCTCTAAACGTGCGCTGTCCGTTAGGTAAGTCTTGAAAATACACAGTTCTATCAAAGTTGCAGTTACCTAACAATCCTCGGCGTTGTTGCTCAGGTGTTAACACTCCTGATCTATCACCCCGGCGTATAATGCCTTGTTCGATGTCGGCCCACAGTGCCGTATTAATTGCAGTAAAATTATTTCCATAGCCAGTGAAACCATCGTTGAATCCTGCTTGGGTAGTGATTCTCCACCAGCTTGGCTCTTCGCTAAATCCAAGGCATTCCCAAGGTTTAGCATGAGGTTCAATGGTACCATAATAGTACAGGTATATACCTTTCCACGATCCGGGTAATTTTGTTCCCGGTATTTCGACTACTTCGTTAGTAAACGCATTCCATATTTTAATATTTAACGAACTGTAATTCCATGTTCTCCAATCGAATTCGTTGTAGAATTCATTTTTTCTAAAATCAAGTCTGTTATTGGCCGTCCACTTCGAAAACAATGATTCTGTTACTAACTGATAATATTCTTGGCGTGAATAATCAGTTACAGCCAATGCACTAGGTCTAATGTCTGACTCTTGTAGTAATAAATTGTATTCTAGCTTGAACTTACTAGGAATGTTGTTGTATATTTGTCTCTCGAGTTCAAGCAACAGTAAATCACGAACATCATAAAACTTAGTTAAATTTGTTAACGGTATGTTGTCAACTCCGCCTGAAATATCAAGTCCGGCTGGGTACGGAGCACCATTTTCGTCTGGTATTAAATCGTTGTTACCGTCTCGGGCAAAGTCACCAAACGCAATTGTTCGTGAACCATCGTGACCTACTATAACTGCTTGCTGTAATGTGTAACTTGAATCTATTTCAAGTCTAGGTACATTAACTTTGCTCATTCCTAATTTTGCAGGAGTTGCAGGAATGTATGCCGGGTCACTGTTAGCAAATACTCGTGCATAATAAATCTTGCCTGCCTGAGGGTAACCATCTTCTTGCGGAAAGTCAATATTGATCAATCCATCTTCGTATCTAACAAAGTAATCTTGCGATTCAAGTAATAACTTTTGCGCTGTTTCTGGGTTGGTCTCAAAATCTGATCCAACTTCGTACACATACAATATGTTGTTCTGTAATGTAACATCCGTAATTGAAGATGTTAGCTGAGATGTAGTAGATTGTATATCAACCGATATAAGCCCATCAGGTGTTACTCCTGATTGCTCTGCGAATCTAATTATTACAGATCTGCCTGAACGCTCAAGTGAGTAATCAGTTCCTAGGTCGAGATTTCGATCTGCTTGGTTATCGTATAATGTAATTAGATTATAATCGTATATCACACCCGGTAGCTCAGCATTAAGTATTGTGCGGAATTGTCCAGGTCCAACATTGGAAAGTAAAACGCTTTGGCCACCGCCATTGTTGAACAATCTGTCTATGACAAACTGTTCTTCAGACGTCGGATCTCCAAAAGCAACCATGAAAGCGTTTTCGAACGCGCCTGCTGTTCTTCGTGACAGACCAGATGCTTCAAGTATTTCTGAAACCCAGTTATACAATGTGAAGTTATCTACTTGATTGAAATCGTATTTGTAGCGAGACGCTTCATTTATAAATGAGTTTCTGAAGTTAACATATTCGTTCTTGGCATAGCGTATTGCACTAATAACATCCACATCCTTAGGATCCGAAAACAACATAGATTTAAGCATGGATGCATTGGTCTGTATAATTAAAGTACCAAGTGATGGGTCACGCACTGTATCTCTGTACATGTTTGCACGAGATCTCGGGTTTACTTGGTTGTTTTCTTGATTGAAAATTACTGAACTAAAGTGCGGCACGAACTCACCGTACGAGTATTCGCCTACTTCGGCATTTTCAGGATTAGATTCTAATTCTCTTGGAATTTCGTAGAATCCCTGCGAATCGTCAGGCAAGCTATCCGATGAGTATGTTTTAGCTTCGATGTCGTCATTGACATTTAGTGGTCGGTTAACTCTGATACTCGGAATGTTGTTTTGCACAAAGTAATCGAAATCCTCGACGTTGACTCCGGATAATTGAACTTCAATTCCGTCTCGTCCGCCTATCGGAAATACACTTAATTGGTATTCGTTAACATCTGCGTCAAATACAGCAAACTTATCGACCACACGCTGTTTGGTTCTTTCGGATATTGCATACCAGCTGTTATCAAACGCCCAGTTAGTACTGTCGATTCTATTATCAGTTTCGCTAACAACACGATAATAGTAATACCCTGATATTTCAGTAATGGCATCGTTGTCTGACGATAGGTAAGTGTAGCGATCGGTTATTAAATCATTCTCGAACACAATGTCCGAACTTTGAGCTGAACTCTTGTACACAAGTGGCAATCTAAGAATCGGATCATTTGGCACACTTGCTTCATTGGAGACCTTAAACGAAAATATATCCGAACCTACGAAGTTACTCGACGGATATTTGTTTATATCAGTTAGTGAAATTTTATTGTTATCGTAAAGCGCAAATTTAGGGGTTTGGTTCTGGCGTATTTTCTGATTGCTTGCAAGTACCCAAGTTGTGCCATTGTAGTAATAGCTTTCGCCTCTGTTTCCACCATTGACTGGTAAATCACCAAATGTAACAAATGCAATATCATTTATTTCTGCTGTGTCAGCAAACGAAACAATAGTAAACGATTCCCATCCTCTCGATGTTAGTATAAATCCGATGTCAGTTTCGTTGTCGTCAAACTCAATCTCAGTCGATTGAGTACCGTTTAGGTTGTATAAAAATTCAGCTTGTGTAAATGCTTCTATTCTTGCAGTGGTTCCGGGTGAAACACGCACACGTATTTCTGTGCCTATTGGAAGATTAGCACTCTCAGGAAGCGTAACTGTCGCATTGTCATATACGTAGTTGCCGCCGATCTCAAGCAAACGCTTTACGCCTTGTTCGTCATCGAGTTCAATTGCCGCCCACGCTAGCGCATCCCACAGTGTATTATCTACTTCTGAGTTAGCGGCATCCCATGGTAATCTGTTATAAAATAGTTCAACCGGTATCGGACGTACCACATTGTAGTTGTCTGGTATTAAATACACAATTCCTGCAAGTATAAACACCTTCCATACAATTGTATTCACTTTAGAGCCAATGCCCTGGAATACAAAATCATCGTTGGCGAATAGTATGCGTGTCCCGTTGTTAACGCTGTTAGAGTCAAGTAATGTTCTTACTTCGGCAACCGTTTTTAAGTTCACATCATTGAATGTAAGTGACGTTGAGTAAAAATCAAGTTCGCTGTAAAAGAATATACCTGATTTTTCAAGTTCGAGGTTGCTAAAGAACTCAATAATTGGGCGCCTTGCTCGTTCTGCTGTCTGTGGGAACACTTTACCGCTAAATCGAACAGTTTGCTCAATTGCAGAAATATGGTACCACTTGTTGGTACGCGACCATAAGTTACTGTTAATCGCACCTTTTTGAATGGTAATATAGTCAGCTAGTGTGGTTTCGCGCTCGACTGCATCCCATGGAATATTATCCCATAATGTGTTGTTGAGAGATACTGTACCTACACTTGCATCGCCATCCCACGGCAAAGAATTGTATGTAACTGCTGACAATATTTCAAGTTCGTCTCGTACCAGTCTTATCGATGATCCAACACCATCGATGCTGTATTGATCGTTGTACGACTCCGAGTCAGGAAATGTTACCCGCATGCCCGACGTAAACACCATGTCTTGTAACGGCGTATCGTCAAACTGAGAATATCCACTAGCAACAAATTTAGTTTTACCTAATATCTGGTTTTCTACAAAATCGTCAGTTAAGCCAAACAGTTCAATTGGGTCAAAGCGTCTTGGCACCCAGTAATAGTTTTGAAAATTAACAAACTTGTCCATGTCTATAGGCGGTGAGTACGAATACTGATCCGATTGAAACAATCTATCATGATTGTCAGTTACACCGCCTAACGAATTAATGCGGTTAATCAGATCATAGTAAAAGTAATAATTACTTTTTTCAGCGGTCTCCGGATTGGTAACAACAGCACTTGGCTCTAACTGATACCATGTGCGCTCTTTGTTCTTTTGCGGAATGTAGTAATCATTCTGCGGATCGTATATGCCGCTGGTGCGTCTACCAATGTACCCGTCAATTTTTTCACTGTTTTTCTTTGAGAACAGCTGATCGACAGTTGCATCGAAAAACTTTCTCTGTGTTACGTTCTGAAATACAGATGGTAACTTGTTAAAAACTTTGTTGTTATTCATTAATTAATTCTCAAATTTGTTTCAGTGAAATTACTAACTATCTCAACATCTGCTACTGTAGCAGTTGATATAAATATTTCGTCTGGTCTTGATGATATTTCAAACAAGTTGCCAAACTCCGAATCTGCTTGCTTTGGCACAATAACAACCGAACTCAAAAACTTCGATAGTTGCGTATGAATAAATGCAGCCAACTCCGTATAATAAAACTGCTCGCCGAAGTCCCAATTGTTAATGTCAAAGTACTGATCTACTGATTGTATAATTCTAGTTCTCAATTCGTTGTTGCTAATCTTTGAAGTCGGTATCTTGACCGCTTTAAATGTAGCTTGAAGTTCGTCTACTGCCTGCGGTCCAAATAATATTTTGAACTTTCCGGAGTTATAAATTATCTCATCCGATATGCTTTTAAAGTTATTTAGCTCTGCAAACTGGACCCTCAAATCTTCTGTTGTTGGTGCCTTAGGCTTTGTTAATATTGACCCGCCTTGCGATTTCCAAACTAGTATATCGTTGTAATACAAGTTGGTTAACACCACCATATCAATAATATTGGTTGAACTTGGGTCAACTATTTGATTCTTAGATATGTAATGATTCCATTTAAAGAAAAACGATTCGCGTATTGGCATATTGGTGTTCTGCGTAAACGATCTACCGTTTCTCGAATAATGGTTATCGTCCGGGGTCATAACAACAATGTTCTCGCCCGACGCGTTCTTCTCAATTTCAAATATATAAAATTGATCTGCATTTGATATACCCGAATCAGGTTCGCCTACTCTAAACGATTTGCCTTCGAGAAAATCTAGTGTTCTAGTTTCGAGCGGATCGTTAATATATTCCTGTAATACCTTTTGCATTGTGTTTTCCGGTGCGCTGAATGCATCAATGTCGGTTGTTGTTTCGCCTAGCTCTGCAAGTGTCTCAAATATAAATAAGCCGTAATCTTCAACTGAAATGTCAGCAGTATTGCCGTTGTTACTATCAATAACCCGTAATATCGAATTACCATCACCGCTGATAACAGTGCGTTCTGCTTCGGGTAAGTCTGTATTAACGCCAATACTTACCCATCCTGTTAACCAAGGTCTACTTCTTTGATAACCGTCAATATCAAAGTAACGCTCGAATATTACTTCGTTGTTTGTGCCAACAATATCTCTAAAGCTACCAGGGTTGTCAGCTGTGTTATCTTCGTTGATATCAGTTGGTGATATTTCCACCTTTGATGTTTCTTGGAACCCGTCGCTTTCAGTGAACACGCCTGACAAGTCCCACTCGACCGATTGCACAACACCTTCGTTAATTCCCAGCACTGTAATCTTATCAAAATTGGCACGCCCTGTTACTGAATCTATAACAACGTTATCAGGATCCCAGTAGAATCTAACTTCGTTAAGTGACTCAAATACTGTTACTATACCACGTGTTATAAATGTGTAAAAAGGATTGTTGCCACCTTCGGCTGGCTGATATTCTACATACACCATCCAGTCTTTAATATTATTAACAGTTGGATCGCTGTCGTTGTATTCGTAACTGGATTCAATATCGTATCCTGAGCGTATAATTACCCAGCTATCTATTTCTACTTGATATTTTAGTGCAAACGATGTTGAATTTTCAAACTCAATTTGTATTGCAGTTAGTTCTGCGGCAGTAAAGCTGGTTCTAAACATAGGACTAACTTCAAGCGGCGTCCACAGGTCCTTAACATCGGATCCAAGTTGAATTGTGCCGGTTTCGGTAATTAAAGGATTGTATGCTTGCCCGAAGTTATTAATCGAGACAACAGATGTATTGAATACTTGTTGTTGTGCTGATGGCAGGTTAGGATTATTCACAAACTTAACAGTGGCACCGGGCGTAATATATCGATAGGCGCGATTAACAACTTGGCTACCGGTGGTATCCTGTATATTAGGGTACGAACCGCTATTGCCATCGCCGTATGGCCAGTCACTAATGTAATCAATATCACTTGGTAAACCCTGTGTCTGATCTTTGATAAAAAATCCAGTTTCGTTTTTAATTGTATCGGGTGCGGTTTTCCACACTGTGTCGGTAATAATAACTGTATCTACACTACTATCGTATCCTAGACCAGCGTTGTCGAGGTCTTGTACACCCGTTATCACCCCGGCGTCATTGGTCACGAACTCGATTGCGGCATTAAGTAAACTGATACTAGCATCCGCACGAATTATATTCAAACGCGGATTAACATAATTGGTGCCGCCGTTGTCTATAATTATATCGGTAATCTCGCCGTCGTTATTGTTCGTAAACGAAACTTCGGCGCCTTCGCCAGTTAACACAAATTCACCTGGGTTAGCACCAGCAAGAGCAGGAATATACTCAGTGTAAAAGAAGTTTTCTAAATTGCGATTACCAACTGCATCTTGTAATGCAAATGACGCTTGCACTGATACTTCACCGGTTAATGTAGCAGTAAGTTCAAGCTTGCTACGCTGATTTTTAAACTCGTTGTAAATTGCACCATCTTCACCAAGAACAGTTATACCGTCGTGAAACCCAGTTGGGTCACGCAATGGTACATATCTACTGTGCCCGGAGTGAGTTCTATTGATTGCTCTAAGCTTTTGTATTTCGTTACCAAACGTTAACGGAAAGACATTGTAGTCTTCGTTGTTGATCATTCGATTCTGAGTGTAATATGTTTGCGGTGCTCTTATTTTAACTTGGCCATTGGTTTCTGGTGGTGCGCCGTTTGCAACTGTGTTTTCAAGTGCAAACGATACGGCCAATGTGTAACGCTGTCCGTCTTTACCTACATAAGGCAATGCAAGCTGTAAGTTGTTTGCATCTTCAGGGCGAACAATGATGTTTCTGCCGATGCTTGTTCTGTACCAGTATCTGTATATTCCGCTTGGCACATTACCAAAGTTACCATCGCTGAACTTAACTGATACTGTGTCATTGAGTCCTGATATAGGTTCAAATACATTTCGCTCATCAAAATTGATGCTGTTATATATGATGTTTGTTCCGTTTACACTAGGCACCTTGGCCCACTTCTCAAGAACAGTACCCTGATCATTAATTTCTTGCAAATAGACATCTGAGTTGTTTATGTTCTCGACTTCAATTTCTTGTACTCGGTTAGGCTGTGGAAAATCATACCTCACGTCCTGACTAACCAGCGTGCCCTGTACAAACTTTAAGAAAAATCCTGTGTTTGCTGAACCTACACCCAGGCTATCATTTCTGTAAATCATGCTAAACGCTTCGTTTTGATCTGGGTGACGTTCAACAATAGTGGTATCTAAATCAGGGTTAACAATATCAAACGGAACTTCTTCACCGTTGATGTTGATTGTCTGATTGTATGCAACGTTGATGCCCAGCACACTGTTTAGCTCGTACAGGTCAGTTGGTATGCCTCCGATTGGCTGTGATTTACTAGGATTACCAAATTGGTTGGTCGGATTCAATGACGCATTCAGTACGCTGGTAAACTGATCGTACCAATTAGGATTATTCGGATCGTTCCATGTGACATTCAGACCATTTATCTGATTTCCGGCACTGTCTCTAATTGGTTGGTTGGTTGCAACAGAACGCACTTTGAACAAGCCGTTGGCCGCAATGTTTCGCTTGGGCTGATAGCTGATCATGCGTGCTAGACGTATGATACTTTCGCGTCTTTCAGCTGTGTCTAGCAAGTTTTCTCTTGCGTTTAAGTCTGTTCTAAAGGCAAGACTGGTACCAAGGTATGCAAGCAATTCTATAATTGCAATAAATTCCGAATCCGCAGTAAAGTCGTTAAAATCCTCTGGATACTGTACTCTGATGTATTCAACTAGAGATTCTCTAATTGTATCAAAGTCGTATGAAGTAAAATTAATATCCTGGAACGACTTGTATACTTTTACGAAGTCCTCGGCAGCAAATAAATTTGATTGTCTTACGATTGCTGACATTATAGTGTTTCCTTATTGTTTCTGTCGAATTTTACAAATAGCTGATCAACGGTGTACGATGGTAAAAATTCTAATTGAATTGCTAGGCCAATGCCGTAGTCTGTCTCTTGTACATCCATGTCTATTAACCTCACCCTTGGTTCACTGGTGACTATGTCCATGGTGTCATCGATGATTTCCTGTCTAGTTAAGTCATCGAACGGCTCGAACAAAAGCTCATGTGCAATACTGCCATAGTTAGGACGCATCACTCTCTCGCCTTTGCGTGTCATGAAATGGTTCAGCAAATCCTGCTTAACCAAATCAATGTCAACCAGTGTAAACGGTGGGCGTAACTTTCCGTAAGTGCTAAAGCCAATAAACTTTTGTCGTGCCATAATGTAGTTGAATCCTATTGTTTTGTGTATTTATCATTAAATAAAACACCGTTTTAAAAAATAGAGGTTGACATTCTATTCTGTCCATGTTAAAGTACAGGCTGTGTTTAACTTTGCCAGATAAGAGGAATATATGGGCAAAAAAATCAACTTCCAGCTATTTAATAGTTTGGTCGACGAAGTAGATGAAATCAATGGACGTTTAGGTTTCAGACGCTTTTATCCAATCCACTCCAAGAGCGGTAAACTGTGGGAATTCGGAATGTACGATTACAAAATTAAAAAGTTTGTACTTAGCACACCGACTTCAGATCTTAACGATATATTTGATGAGATCAACGCACTGGTAGCCGTCGCAAGGTAATTGCCATGTCACAAGCGGAAGCAGAGCTACAACGTCAGAGAAACGAATTGCAAACACGATGTCAGCTATTAGAAAGCATGGTTCATAATCTACAAGTAGAAAAAACCATACTCGAAAGGAATGTGACAGAACTGCAAGGTGAATTAGCCGAATGTCGTAAACGACTATCGTAGGTTAGAAGATGTAAAAAAAGCGCCCTAAATGGCGCTTTTTTTATGAGTCACCTTTATTTAAGTGTGCTGGACAAGGCTCGTATGTCATTAGGCGTTCGACTATTGTCTCTACATCTAATATGTCACGATTCCACCAGTCTGGTATTTCTATATTTTTACCGCCATTGGCAGTAATTGAAGTGTTCGGGAATGTTGCTAATATATCTGTCTTGGCAAGCATTACTTTAACTTCTGCTAATAGTGGTGGTGCCGGGACGCCTGGCGCAGAACCACTCGGTCCGCTTGCTGAACTACTGCCACCATCCGCACTTCCTGGATCAACTGTCTTGCCGTGTGTATCCGCCTTGACCCAGGCGGATATATCGTGTATATGGCCTACTAGTCCAATGCCTGGTGCTTTAAAGTTAGTAGCAAACATTTGTCCACCGGCTATAAAATTTCCGTTGCCGCCGATGTCGCCGCCGGTTGATACCTGAACATTTGACGATGATAATCCAAATGTACCCGGTAGTTCTGTTGCCTTACCTACATCAAACACTAGGTTGCCGCCTACGGTAACTGTTAAGTTGCCCGCAACTTCTGTTGTTTGATTGCCCACTACTTTATTATCAAGGTTCCCTCTAAATTCAGTTATGACATTGCCAACTACAGTATCGTTTGATGTGCCTTCGATGTATGTGGTAGAGTTACCTGTTTCGATTTTCGAATCGTAGTTGCCGTTTTTGATAAGATGAAATTGATTTTCTTCAACTGTGGTATGATGATTATTTAATGCCTGTATCTTTATATCACCGCCAAGTCCAGCACCTTGGCCTACATTTGCAAGTTCTGCATCGGTATCCATGGCCGCTTTTACATTGATGTTCTGACCGGCCTCGATGTTTATGTCTCTATCAGCGCGGAAATTTATATCCTTGCGTGATCTGGCACTTATGCTCTCTGCACTGAATATATCAACATTGCCATCTTCGTCCATTTGTATCCAGGACGTACCTTTCTTGTTAATGGCATACATGATGCCATTTGTTTCGTCAATTTTTATTTGTGCGCCCGATCGTGTCCTAAATCCAATGTACTCAGAGCCTTCGCCATCGTCCATCACAAACGAACTACCGCCCAATCTAGCACCCTCGACAGTAGGATGCACTGGTCCCGGTGTGTTCATGCCGTAAACTTGCGACGGTGACTCACGTTGTGCTCCACTTGTGCTAGTACCGCGTACTTTATCTTTGACTAACCCCTGGTTACCAATTGCCTCAGTTCTGGTTCTGTGCCATGGCCTAACCGGATCTAACGGTTTAGCAGTATCTCCCGAAACTTGATCAAATTTGTTATACTCAGCAACCGGTAGCTCAGTGCCTTTAAAATTTTTGTTCTTGGTAGACGATGGTACACCCGGAACCATGTGATTCATGTATTCTTTGAACACACTTCCTATCCACAACGCCCTGCCCAAGTCACGATTTGGGAAAACAACCAAAACTTCGTTTTCTTTATCGGGTGGTACTGCCCAAAAGCCATATGACTGCTGAGTTTTAGGAAAGCTATCAAATTCGTTTTCGGAGAGTGAAGTCCAGGGTGTTGCACCACCGAATGGTGAGCAATAGTTACAAAGTATCCAAGCACCGGGATCATCTTCTCTGCCATGGAATTCTGGTATCCATACCTTGAGTCTCCCGGCACGTTTTACGTCAACTACTTCTTTAACAAACCCCACGTACATGCCTGCTTCGGGTTTATTGTTGTATGTCGTTGTGTGAGTTGCCATTTATTTGTCGGCTCCTGTGACGTCGGTAATTAATATTTGCGGGTCGCGGTATGCGAACAGAGTTTGGGTAAATTGTCCGCCGCTGAAATTGTGTTCTACTTCTTTGACACCGTACACACCACTGAATGAGCTGTTCGAGTGCTCCACTATCCCGGTTGTGGTCGATGGTAAATCTGCTGTTTGTACCCTAAATACAAAATTGACTTGACCGATGCGAGTGTTAACCACTCCCTGTGGTGCTTGACCTTCTTGAGATTCTAGCCAATACGGATCACCTTTGATTTTGATTTCAACATTTACCAAGTCTCCAGTGTTTCCTGCAAATGCCTGTTCGAATAAGCTGTTCACATACGGTCTTCCGGCGCCTTTGTTGCCTTCGACACTGCGACTGTAATCGCTACCTGTTGTATCTTTTCTATTCTCGGCGTAACTTATTGGGTAATTTCTGTATGCAGTCTCTAATGATTTTTTGTTAATTTTGTAGTCACTCACAAATCTATTCATGGGTGTTACACTCTGTGGTATATCTTGTCTCACGCTGTTTCCGGTGTTTTGTGATTTTGCATAGCGTTCGTTGTATGCACTTTGCTGATCAAATGGCAATCTGGCAGATATAGCTGACTCTAACAGTCTTTCTAATTGAGCTTTCTCTGCATCGGATATATTCGAGTTATTGATTTCGGCTTGTACGCGATCTGTTTCGTTGTTTGCAGTTGAATTAACGCCTCCTAAAACAAACGAATTTGTATCTGGTGCATTTGCAACCAACTCACGCGACTTGTTGATCTCTTCGCGCAGTCTTCTGTATTCTTTAAACACATTTGTGATGTGTTGCCCTTCTTCAGCACCCGAGTGCTGAGTACCGAGGCCGCCTTGACTGGGCAACTTTACATACCAACCAAAGTTAAACTTTAAGTCGAAGTCTAGCACCTGGTCATTTACACCAGTGTATATGTAGTTGTACTGCTTTCTGATTAGTCCTTTGCCTTGTATCTCTTTGTATTTTTTTAATCCATTGGCGATTGCTTCAGATGGTGACAACTGCAAGTTTGTCATTTCGTACGGCTGTACGTTATATATAAGTGTCTTTGCATAATCACCTCTTCCGTAGTCGAATCTATTTATTTGAGCATCAGTGTATATGCGATGTAGTAGTTTTGTTTTTTCGGCGTCGTTTGGCTCTTGTTCACTGGCAGTGCTTGTATTCTTACTGATTGATTGATATTTTGGCGCAACTGATATGATTCGATTAATTGCTTCGCCTATGTGTAGATGCTTGTCCAGTGCGATTGTTCGTATGTCTCGTTTTTCTTCGCCATTTTTTTCAGCTGACGTCTTGGCACTGGCATTGGTACCCTTGTCTTCAGTGAGTTTCATATCGCCAAATACCGCCGCTACTGATATCGAATATAGGTCAGGAATAGTAGTGGTTGTGACAGCTTCTTGTCTTGCCGCAGTATTAAGCTTTGTTTGGAGATCGGTAAGAGCTTCTTTTACAGTTGTGCCTTGTACTGACATGCCCTTGGGTATACTGCCGTATTCATCCCAGTTGGCAACGTTTCCGTATATATTTGCTTCAATTGAATAGCGCGAACCCGACGCATCGACTTCTGTTTCGACTTTGCTTATGAATATTGGCCATAACCAACGCAATGCTTTAGACTCGATGTCCGGTGAACTATCTCCGACTTGGCGTCCTGCAAACGTTAGCTCGAGAAAATATGGAGTCTTTTGATAATTTTTTATACCAAGATCTGTACTGGCTATGAAAATTTTATCAATCAGCCCAGCACCGTAGTATTCCCGTAACACAAAATTAAATTTATTGGCTTCCTGATTTTTGATGCTTCTTCCAGGTGCAATAAAACTTCTAATTTCTAAGTCGTCTATGAGTATCTGTGTTGTTACTCCGGTTTCGGCTATAACAACTCTGTCTTTGGTATCATAGTTGCGTCTGATGATATCAGCTTCTGATATCATGAACAGCTTGAGATTATAAGTCGTGTTATCGTACTGATCGAGCACGTTGGGTAAAAAATCAGTTTCGGATGTCTTGGTTTCTCTGGGTTTAGCCACAAGTTTATTTTCAACATTTTCTTGTGGTTTTAGTCCTTCGCGATACGGTATCATTATACTAGCCTTTCGATTGTTGCCTTGGACGGTATTGTTATTATTTTACCTGCATTGAAATCGCCAATCGGATCAACTAGTATGTCCTTGTTTGCCATTGCAAGTACCCACCACAGTCTAGGGGAGCCGTATTCTTGTGACGCAAATAGATCCGGTCGCTGTTCGTACTTGCTTTCGATTACATATTCGCGATCGTTGATGCTGGTCGGTACGTCAATTGGATTCCATAGGCCTAAATAGAAATCGTTTACTGGTGTAGATTTGTAGAAACTTGTTTGCTTGTGAAAATCTGCCATTATATGAATCCTCGTCCGAATTGGGCGCCTGTTTTAAACTTGTCTAAGTCGAAATTGTCTCTTATTATAGCAGGATTAAAGTATGACTCGAGCACAATACTCACATTTAGCTTGGTAGGAACATAGCTGTTAAACGATTCGACAAACACGTAATCTACGTTGGGCTCAAGCGAGTAGCTGTAATCCTTTACTATCACAGGAACATCTTTGAATTGCTGATCACCGAGGTAGTTAAAAAGTATTACTGCTGGTGGCGACCCGGCTCTTTGATTTGAAATACCAAAATACGGCTTGGTAATGGACTTGAAAAAATGCATTACTGCCAACATGTATTTTGACTCTAAATCAGTCTGAGCAGTGAAGTCGCCTGAGATCATAATTTCCTTTGGGTACGATTTAACATAAGACGGATACTTAAATGCGCTCTGTGCATAGGAATACTCATCGTACTCAGCTGTATTGCCAGTCTGTATAGTAGGCGTGTAAGGAAACACCAGTTTATTCACCTGCCGCAGTGGTGATAGTATGTTATTGGGATCGCCTTTTGGACCAAACACAATATCTGCGCCTGAACCTTTTGCTCTGAGTGAGCATCTCATATCTGTCATTGGGTACTCCATTTATCTATATCTGTATTTATCAACTAAAAATACTGGTATGGAATAGGTTGACAAAGGACACAAACTGTAGTAAAATACATGTAAATTAAAGTGTCCAATGGATTGAACACAGGAGTTCGAATGACAAAAAGAAAAGTGAACTATCTCAATAACAAGGATATGTTAAAGCAGATACATCTAAGCAAAATACAATTTTGCGACTACGATACCGAAGCCGACACAATGTTCGACAGCATAGTTGACAACCTCTCCGAAATTACACAAGAAAAGATCTTCGAAGCACAAGAAGCACAAGCCAAGCGTCTTTCCAAAGAAGCGCACGTGGCGGCTGTTGAGATTTTCGATCGTGGAGAAATGGAACAGAAGACCAAACCCAAGTTAGCAGTATACAAAATTGAACCAACTGATATTCCAGTTGAAGATTTGGTATTCCGCGTGATGACGTTTGATCATATACCAGAGGACCTGGAGCGTAAAAAAACACACAAGACAGTGGCCGATCGTCACGTCAAATTAAACTTTCCTCCTTTCAAGCATTACAGAGTGCAACCAGCAGAAGGTGATCGTTTTTTTGAAATCGAAGATGATAACAAAGAAAAATTGTTTGTTAAAGAAGTGCTACGTTCGCATAATCACAAAGGTGAGTTTTCGTTAACGCACGGTTCGGTAACACGCAAGCTTGCAGAAATGTACTTGCTGATGGTTGCACGCTATGGACAACGTGGCAACTGGCGCGGATACACTTACATTGACGAGATGAAAGGTCAGGCATTGTTACAGCTATCGCAAATGGGATTACAGTTCAATGAAGCAAAAAGTGATAATCCTTTTTCTTACTTTACGGCCTCTGTAAAGAACAGCTTTACACGTATATTAAACTTAGAAAAGCGCAATCAGAACATTCGCGATGACTTGTTAGAAGCGGCAGGACAAGCACCAAGTCACACCAGACAAAATGCACACGAAGAGGAAATTCGTAGAAACTGGGAAGAATCGCATCGTCCTGCAAAACCGCAACAGCAAAAATAAAAGGAATTATTGTGAGTAATCTATTTAAACACGTGGCCTGCTTCACTGATATTCACTTTGGTAATAAACATAACTCTCGCGTTCATAACAATGACTGCGAAGATTTTGTAAAATGGTTTATCATCGAAGCGAAGTCAAGAGGGTGCGAAAAATGCATCTTCTTGGGTGATTGGCACCATCATAGATCAAACGTTAACGTTTCCACATTAAACTATACCATGTCTGCGCTAAGAATGCTTAACAATGCATTTGAAAAAGTTTATATTATAACTGGCAATCATGATTTATTTTATCGTGAGAAGCGTGAAATACATTCGCTTATAATGGGCGCAGAATTTAACAACATAAAAATTGTCGACGAGTTATTTCAAGACGGTGATGTTGCTATTGTTCCGTGGCTAGTTGAAGACGAATGGAAAGAAGTTAAGAAGATTAAATCTAAATACATGTTTGGGCACTTTGAGATACCCGGATTTAAAATGAATGCATTGGTTGACATGCCCGATCACGGACAAATTAACAGAACGCATTTTGTACATCAGGAATATGTATTCAGTGGGCACTTTCACAAACGACAACAAAGTGGCAATGTTCATTACATTGGTAACCCCTTTGGGCACAACTTTGCTGATGCATGGGACTTTGACCGTGGCGCAATGTTTTTAGAGTGGAACGGCGAACCCGAGTATGTGAACTGGCCGGATGGTCCAAAGTATGTCACTTGTAGGCTTTCCAAGTTGCTTGATGATACTGATCATTACTTGCTTCCGAAGACGTATGCCAAGGTAACACTTGACATAGACATCACTTACGAAGAAGCAAACTTTTTGCGTGAGACATTCATGGAGAACTACGACATTCGCGAATTCAAATTGCTACACGATGCCAAGGAAGCCGAAGAACATGAGTTCGATGGTGAAATTGAGCACCAGACAGTCGATCAGATTGTACTGGAACAACTTAGTAGCATAGAAAGTTCAACTTTCGACAATGCTAAGCTTCTTTCAATCTACAACGAGTTATAGAATGTTTAAAGTACACAATGTCACAATTAAAAACTTTCTCAGTGTCGGTAATGTTAGCCAAGCAATCCAGTTTGTCGATGACGAACTGGTGTTGGTTCTAGGTGAAAACCTAGACCTTGGTGGCAACGACTCGAGAAATGGTGTAGGTAAAACTACAATCATAAACGCCTTGTCATACGCATTGTATGGGGAGGCCATTGTCAAGATACGCAAAGACAACCTGGTCAACAAAGTTAATCAAAAGTCAATGATAGTAACACTTGAGTTTGAAAAGAATGGAATACACTATCGCATTGAACGCGGTCGTAAGCCAAACATATTCAAGTTCATTGCTAACGGGCAAGAGTTCGGCGAAGAAGAAACGGATGAGGCGCAGGGTGATAGTCGACTAACTCAATACGAGATAGAACGCATCATCGGATTGTCGCACACCATGTTCAGACAAATTGTTGCGCTGAACACGTACAACGAACCGTTCTTGAGCATGCGTGCTAACGACCAGCGTGCCATTATAGAACAGTTGCTAGGTATTACCAAGCTAACCGAAAAGGCAGAAGTTCTCAAAGTGCTGGTCAAGTTAACACGCGATCGCATCAAGGAAGAAGAGTTTAAAATTATAGCCGTGCAAGATTCAAACAAAAGAATCGAAAAGAATATATCTTCTCTTGAACTCAAAAGCAAGACATGGGATAGAAGTCACACAGCTAAAATTAATAACACTCAAAGTGAACTCGAGAGCTTATATGAACTCGATATTGAACAAGAGATCGAGTACCATAAGTCAAATGCAATTAGCAAAGAGTTATCGTCTACCATACAGTGGGCTGAAAAAGAGTTGTCATCAGTTAATTGGAAGATAAAGTCATTCCAGAAAACCAGTGAGCAAGCCGAAGACAAGATGAACACCACGCATGATAGCAAAGAGTGTCCCACTTGCAAACAAGGCCTTGCTGATGAAGCACATGAAGAAATAGTTGCAATGTACAAAACGCAATACAATGATGCACAAGCTAAAATTGTCGAATGTCAAGTTGATATAGACAAGTTTACCAAAGAGCTTGAGTCGCTTGCGGAACCAGCCCAACTGGTTAAAACATTTTACTCTTCTGTTGACGATGCATACCATCACAAGACTGTACTTGATACATTAGCAAACGACCTTGAAAAGGAAATAACAAATGTCAACCCGTTCACTGATCAAATTGTAGATTTACGCAAAGATGGTCTTCAAGAGGTTGACTTTGAAACAATTAACAACTATACTACGTTAAAAGATCATCAGGACTTTTTACTTAAATTGTTAACCAGCAAGGACAGCTTTATTCGTAAGAAGATCATAGATCAAAACTTGTCGTACTTGAATAGCAGACTGTCGTCATACTTGTCTAAAGTTGGCTTGCCACATGATGTTAAGTTTAGATCCGATCTAGAAGTTGAAATATCACAATACGGACGTGAGTTCGACTTTGATAATTTAAGCCGCGGTGAAAGAACAAGGTTAATACTTTCACTGTCATGGGCATTCCGTGATGTATACGAAAGCTTAAATGGTAAGATTAATTTATTGTTTATTGATGAATTAATCGACGGTGGATTAGACACAAGCGGAGTTGAAAATTCGTTAGGAGTGCTCAAACGCATGACACGCGAGAATCAACGATGCATATATTTAATCAGTCACCGTGATGAACTTATCGGTAGAGTATCAAGCGTTCTTAAGGTAATTAAAGAGGGAGGTTTTACAAGTTTCGAGAATACCGATACAAATTTAGTTTAAAAATAAAATAACCACGGACACAGTTACAAGCAACGTTATCATACCTGCTTGTAACTAATCCAAACGTATAAGGATATACAAACATGTCACTTCGTGATTACCAATTCAATGGCCAAAGTTTTAATCTATATGAGATGGACGGTCAGATCGCTTTTAATGAAGCAATACGCCCTGTATTGAACAACCTCGCAAAACAATGCCTACTAGGCAAAGAAACACAAGATATCGCCGATATTGATAAACGTGAATACTACTCTTTTAAACAAGGGCGTGGTGTTGTTTACTTTATCAATAAGGGTATTATTCCACTTGGCATAGACGCCAATAAAGAGTTTTTTAACGCACTTTTAAAAGCCGCTTACGCAGAGCAGTACGCAGGCGAACCAGACCACAAAAACCCATCATATACGGGTTATATTTACGGCAAATGCAAGTATTTAAGCTACAGGAACTTAGACGATACCATTGTAGATCGCTTTGACTTTTTTATAACCAGCAAAGACACACGACCTGCCACCAAAGAAACTCACATACGTCACCAGGGTTCAAGCAAAGGACGGTTGGCATATCAGAAGTCGCCGGACGTAAGAACTGCTAAAATGAAGCGTAGTCGTGGCTTTCGGCAAGAGAACAGTCACTTCTTGCGTGTGTTAATGTATGGTGCCAACATGCATCAACGCCCATTGTTTGATACATTTACCAAAACATCATGTGAAGGCTTATCGCTTTACAATGATATTGAACAACGTGAAAAGGTTGTTAACAGTTACACCATTCATCACGCTTTATTTGTCAATGCTAAGTCCGTACACAAAAACGGCAAGGAGCCTAGCACGTACATGAACAAGATGTCTTATAAAAACTTAGAAGCATCCGATGTTAATGAAATGCTAGGCTGTATTGTAATGGGCGAAGACGGCCACAAGATTATACACAAGACACACCAGAGTGATGATATACAAGGTTGGTTCAGAAGATTCGAACGTGGAGAGTGTTGCTGGATTCCTTATCACTGGGTATCTGAGGCACATTATACAAGAACAACAGATTGGCTTGTTGAAAATATAGAAAACTTCAACGACGAAGATGTTGTGAGTTATTTTGATTTTGTAATGGGATTAACATTTACTAACGAACATGTTGATGCAATTAAAGCTACGCTGGTCGAAGAAATTAGATTAAAAACAAAGTTTAACATTGAGTTTGATGTAACTGCTATTGTTTAAATGCACAAAGGCGCTTTATGCGCCTTTTTTTGTTCTTGCACGATAATATGTATCTACTAAATCTACAAAGTCTTTAATATCAACTGAATTTACCGCAACTGTTTTGTCACCGGAAAGATATTTTGCTATTATACGGTGATTACCATCGGCAATAACGTATTCATTTTTAATTTTAAATACCAGAGGCAGTTTGGTATCGGATCCTGTTATTTTGTCGACATGGGCCTTGCTAAAATCAGGCTCTATTGATATTAGCTTATCGATTGCAATAGTTGTGGTTCTTCCGCATTCTCGTCGAAGTCTTACAAGCTGTGCAACCAATTCATCACGATGTATTTCGGGATTGATCAGTTTTAATTCATCAGACAAGTCTGCTTGAACATCATCGAAAACATCCATAATTTCCCACGCTCTATCATCGACTGTGCCGTTGTTCAACGGATTAGTTGTGCGCGTTTTCTCTAGTTCAGATAGTCTCATTAGTTTGTTATAATCGCATCGTAAGGAGAACCACGTTTTGTTAACTCTGCACCCACCTTTTTCCAGAAGCCCTTTGCTTTAGGTTGAATATCATATATCTTTAACGAGCCACCGGCAGTATCAACAAGGTCTTTTATAACGCTGGCGCCGAGTCCTTGTTTGCGACCTTTAACAGGAAGCACAATATTTACTAGCCCGTCTATCCCGCCGCTATTATTGACAAACAACTCAACATATCCACGTTTTGATTGTTCGTAGTCGTCTGTTGCAATCATTGTTTCTCTGTCGATTATATCGTATTTCAACCGAGTCAACCCTGCGGAACTACTACCCGAACGCGAGCCACCAACTAAGCTATATATCGAACCTTCGTATTCGGAAAATCCAAATCCGTGTTCATGCTTTTTTAATACTTCTTCATTTATTAGGTCATATAATCTCATAGTTGTATTCCGAATCGCTCTTGGTATTGGCGTGCATAGTAAGGCTCGGATGCAATAGCGGCTTCGCCTGCGGGCCATGGTTTTTTGATTACATCTCTTGCATACTGATATGCAAATCCAGCAATGGTTGCAATAGCGGCTTCACCTGCTGGCCATTGTTTTTTGAGTACACGTTTTGCATAGTTGTAAGCAGAGTAGGGATCGGTAGCAATGGCGGCTTCGCCTGCTGACCATGGTCCTTTGATTACATCACTTGCATAGTTGTATGCACTTATGGGCTTGGTTGCAATGGCGGCTTCGCCTGCTGGCCATGGTTGTTTGAGTACACCCTTTGCATACCGGTATGCAGCCCCGGCATCGGCGGCAATGGCGGCTTCGGCTGCTGGCCATGGTTGTTTGAGTATATATATTGCATAGTTGTATGCCAGCACACCATCTTCACTGATTACGTCTTCGGCCTCAGGCCACCGCCCGCCGAATACATCGTTAGCTAATCGTATAATTGTGTCAGCTAACTGCTCGTGATCTTCGATGTCTACGCCTTTGATCCAGTCATTAGCATCATGTACAGCAATTTTTTGCATTGCAGGATACTGTTTTCTTAATCGCTGGTAATCTACCGGTTCGTCTTTTTCATCCATGAATTGAGCAGTAGTCACCTGCACCTGAAACTTGCGATTGTTGACGTGATCAAGTATTACATAAATCGGCCCCTCGTCGTTGTATCGATTGAACATGTTGTTATTATCAGAGGCAGTGCACCACTTGGTACCCTTTCCGTAATAACATGCGGCTTCCTCGGTTTTTAATTTAACAATGCTGTACGTACTCGATTTGTATACCACATCGGCACCTTCGGTTTTTATTTCTGCCTTTTGCTGTTTTTTACTTTTCACTTCAACTGCATCTTCAACTGCATCTTCCAGCTCAGACAACGACCGGTATTGATTGAGGTCTTTCTTTGCTAGTTGATTTTTCTTTTTTGCAAAATCGGATAGTGATGTTGATACACGTGGGGCATCTTCTAATTTAAAATTGCCCTCCGCATATCGGTTGACCAGCCATTGCAATGATTTTCCTTTGAGCGGATCCATTGATTCAAGCTCAAGAGTTAACTGGTCAGCAGTCATTGATTGGTCAGCAAGTCTATCTTTTTTTAATGCGGACAACAATTTTGGTCCTTGCTGTGTTGCAAGTAATTCGGACTTCCTGCTTTCCGATAAAAATATATCTAAAAATCTCATTAGTATTTTGCCTTAGATGGACAAGCGCCAATGCGCCCTAAAAATCCGTTGTAATATTCATTTTTAGGGATTGCATCTTCTTTGATGATCTTGCTATACTCACCATAGCTTAGTTCCCACTTGGATTGATATAACTCTAGTATAGCAAACGTAAATTTATCCTTTCCTAACTGTTCAATGTCTTCGTTGAGTCGGGTTGAACTTCCTGTGTACTTTTTCCAATCGCTTTCGCGTGTGGCATGACGTTTGTTCTTTCTTCCTTTTAGAGGAGGCCTTTTAAACTTGGACCATAGCTGTTTTTGCCCAATGTACTTCTCGCCCGTTATCATGTTTTTTATCTGATAGACAAAGCCATAATGCTCTTCAGGATCGAACTGTTTTTTTGGGGTCCAGTGTCCGTAATCTGACATAGATCAGTTTTTCCTTGCTTGCTCAGTAGAATATTATAATTATTTGCAACTTTCTACTATTTATATAAAAAAAGAGGTTGACAGTTACGGCGTTCGAATGTATACTACTCGAAGTTACAAAATTTACCGGTTATAGAGTTGACGAGCCTATATCCTATGCACATATCGTACAATCAAACATACCAGAGACCTCAAGGGTTAACATTAACGCATTGTTAACACTGGTCCACAAATCAGCGTTTAGGTTACTAAAGTCCCAATATATGTACACCGTTATGCAAGGTACATTAGGTCCACAGCATTACAACAAAATTATAAACCAAAAAATAATTGAGTGAATACCAAAAGTGGCTCTGTGCCGAAAGGCTATTGTTAATAGAAATTATCACCCTTGTGCCTAGCGAAGAAGTTGATCGTGTAGGTTATTAAAATATGATCTGGGTTGCCACAGAAGAACGTACTGCATAGGATATGTCCGTGCAATGATAACAAACGTTTCTTCGACACTTGAGATAGCTTTGACATAATACATCCTTCTTGCCGGGGTCCGTGCTCGGTACTCAGTCGTTACTGACGATTCACAGGATGTAAAAGCACTCGAGTAAATTGGATCCTGCTCTGCAATTAAGAGAGTGATGACCCAACTGAATACACTAGCTCTGATAAAAATATCAAGCAAGCAATTCGCTTGGCGAGCGGCAACAGGAGCTTGCTTTTAACTAGCCATTAGGTTTTTAGCAGGTAGCGGTATTGATTGCGAACGCAATCACGATAGACTAAGAGGAAGACGATACCCGCCTCGGTTGCGATAATAAAGCTTCACGTTTAATGGCCTAGTTTCGCCCGCGCTGAATCAAGTTCGTGGTTTCTCTTAGACTTTCGCTGGCAACAGCGAATTCTGAGCCAGTCTTAATCAAGAATAGCCATGTAGTAGTTAATAATTAAAAGCAATATAAAAACAAATATTAAACTTAAACATTAAAGCTATTCTCTTAGAAGATCAATAAAGCTAATAAATTAACTGAGTTATGCATGCAGTGAGTGAATACGAACGCAATGCAGAATGAAAGGTAATTTGAAGTAATGCTTGCATTACTTCTTAAGACTTACACTTATAGTACTTGATGTAAGACTTATGCATATTCTCACTATAGTGTTTAACGATATTCTGATTAGGTTTTAAGCTAATTGAATAAATCACTTTGTTAATGGTTCTCACAGATACTATACCTGTGAATCTTCTCAACTTCTCCACAGAGAATGCACGAATGATCAGTTCTGTATTACCAAGCACCGAATCAACCACCTCGCCCTCACGATAGTGTAGAAACTCTTTACACTCCCCTCTGTGAACAACAACATCACTGAACACCTCCGCGTCAAAGTCGACTGGCTGTACATAAACAGAACCATCGTCACTGAAGTCCCTGAATGTGTCATCACTTTCATACCCTGTGGTCAGCAGTGGCAGTTGAATCATGCCAGGCACGCTTGCCAACGAATATGGCACTCGTCCCCAAGTCAGTATAACAGGAGTAAGATACAAGTCCTGCAAATGTGGGTATTTCTCTACACAGTCTCGGTTGAGACCTGGCACGTTTAGTTCTGTCATTACATGTACTCTTTTTTGCTTCCTGACATCTGGTGATGCTTTTTGTTTATCGATGATACAATTTTTTCTCTTGTTTTAAAAGAGATGTTCCACGCCTGGTCCCAGTCGATGCCGCCATTCATTGCAAAACAAATGTCAATGATTTGTTGTTCAACTGATTCGGCACCTGCTTCAAGTTCCTTAATAACCGAAGATATTTCCTCGGGACCTGCTGTTATTAAGAGTCTGTAAAAAAATTCACAGGATTCAAGTCGATTTCAGTCTTCCACTGGTGTTCGCATTTTTCGCAAGTGGCATCGAACTCTTTCTTGACACCCACTGAGTTGATTTTGCCCAGTGTCTCCGAAATTGTTTTAAACACTTTCTGATCCATGTTGGCAATGAACTCGCTCAAGTGTTTGCGTTCGGTGACTTCTTGTTTGGTCTCGTTGATTACCACTTTTGTTATGCTGTCGCACACCAGTTCGGCATTAATTTCACTTAGTTTGGTGAATGCTGTGCTGTATGCCGCTATACGTTCTTCTTCTGGAAGAGTATCATCTTTAAGCAATTTGGCAATTTTGTAGTTTTCGAACTGTGCCTTGTAGCCTTTTATAACTTCGTGATAGGTGCTCGGACGAATGTGTATTGATAGCCCGCCTTTGGTTCCTATTTTGTACTCCTCATCCAGTTTGCTCATGGTGTTAAGCGTTTGCTCAATGCCTACTGAAAAGTGATTCGAGTGTTTGCACTTGGGGCAAATGGCGTCTAATTCAATTTCATCACCAAACGATGCGTGGCGTATTGCAACCATTAGTGCTTCGACATCAACTGCAAGCAGTTCGTTTGGTTTCTTTACACTTGGTACACAGCTGGAAATGACCTGGCTAATGGCCTGTCCGTTGAGCAATGCATCTGGGTTCTTTAACAGAACCTCGTCTTTGGCTGTCATTGGCGAAACACCTACTTCACCATCGTCATTAAAACTGACCACGGCATCTGTGTAATAGTGTGTTCCACTTGGCAATTTAGTATATAGCTCAGCTGTTCTGAAATACTGCTTGAGTGGGTTGTTTGTCATGTTATCTCCAATAAATTAAAATCGATAAATACGATATATGTAACAGTATTTATCTACGTAGATAACCGGAGAATGTTAAGTGGCAGAACGAATGATTATTAGCGGGTTCGACAGTGGTGTCAAAAAATGGGCGTCAGAGACAACCGCAAAACAAATTGCTGATATCCTTGGTGACATGCATGACTTGGCCAAAAAAGATCAAAAGGCATTAGAAAAACTTGCAAGAGCCGCCGGTAAACCAGACAGCAACGGAAATTTAGACTCAGCTTCCGTACGGGAGTTTTTATCAGCCAATGATGATGCCGCCGACTCAAGCCGAAGAAATACCAGTGCCACAGATGATAACAGCGGCGCAACCAAGAAAGCCTCTAAAGAAATAGGCATGTTTGGCAAATCGTTAATCAGCATCGCCGGCATGATCGGTACTGCATTCGGTGCGTCTATCGGTGCAATGTTTGCACAAGCAAATGCAGTTGCCGCACTGAACAGTTCGGGTATACAATTGGCATCGGCCACAGGCGGTATAGCCAACGAATTGACATCTTTTGGTGTTGCCGCAAATGCCGCAAATTTATCGTTCGATGAGTTATCATCGTTGGCAAAAGAATACGGATCTACCTTGAACAGATTCGGCATCCAAGCCTTTGCTAGAACATCGAGATCTGTTACAAAAAGTTTAGAATCACTTGGTATTACAGCAAGTGAAAGTTCGGAATTAGTTGCAGAGTTTTTGCGTTCGCAACGATTTCTTGGTTATCAACGAGACATGACAGAACAGCAACAGAATCGTTCTGCTCAAAGAATGATCAAGGAAATTGACAAGTACAGCATGGCATTTGGTGATTCACGAACTGAGTTAATGAAATCAGTATCCAAGTCACTTGAGCAAGTTGATGTTCAGGCATTTTTAAACACTCAAAGCGAATCGGTACAAGGCGTATTTAGAAATCTGTCTACACAATTAAGTGGTCAAGATTTCGAAGGTCTGCAAACATCAATGATGAAAGCATTGGCCAACCCCATTACACAGCAATCTGAATTGTTCGAAATGTTAAGAAAAGGTGGTGCAGTAGATGCCATGAATGCATTAACTGAGTTAGGCGAAGCCGCCAAGTCAGGCGATCAAGCATTGGCCAACATCAGCTTTGACAAGTTTATGAAAACACTGGAAAGTTCTGACGTCAATCTTGCGCAGTTGATAGGCGAAGAGAGCACAATGTTGCTTGACTATATTAACCAGTCTAAGCTTCATTTTAAAGCATTAGAGAACCAAGACAGATTAGCTGAACGCGAAACTGCCGCAGGCATTGTGAGAATGCAAAACAGCTTAAAACTGTTTAGTAACTTCTTTCAGCGTATATCTGCAAGTGTACTTGGTAACCCAGAAATAATAAAGCTCATAGACAAATCGATAACCGATCTAAGTAAAATATTCGATGCCGCCGCCCCTGAATTAGTTGATGTTATATCTAAATTAATAGAAGCACTTGTGCCAGCCGCTCAAGTACTTATTCCAAAATTTATAAGCATGTTAAAGTCGTTAACATCTTGGTTCACAGGAGAACCAACTGAACCAGGCGGCGAAAAGACTGAGCCAATGTCGTTTGATTTTCTTCCTGACATAATAGGCAAAGGGCTAATGATAGCCATTGCTGGTGTTGCAGGCGCCGCACTAATCGGTTCGGCAATTTCAGCAGGTATCGGCAAGTTGATAGGCGGTGTTGCATTTGGTAGCAGTGGTAAAGGCGGCATATTCGGTAGCATGTTCAAAGGACTAGGCAAAGGCACCGGTGCATTATTAAAAGGTCTGGCCAAGGGACTAGCGGCATTTGGCATGGCCGCCCCTAAGATACTAATAGGCGCTACCACAATAGCAGGTGTTATACTGCTTATAGGCGGAGCAATAGCAGGTGCTACATGGATGATGGGCAAAGCATTACCGACGTTTGCCAACGGTTTAAAAGCATTTGAATCACTTGACGGAGACAATCTAGCCAACGTCGGTAAAGGTGTAATGCAACTGGGTGTAGGTTTAGCGGCCATGGCCGCTGCCAGACTCGGCGACTTATTTGGTAGTATAGGCGAATCAATTTTTGGATTCTTCGGAGGAGAGAAAGAAGGCCCAATCGAAATGCTTCGCAAGTTTGCAAATGTGTCTGATGAACTTGGCCCGGGTCTAGTAAAAATGGGCAAGGCACTAAGCGGTTTCGCCCCACATTTGCTAGCACTTGCACAATCGGCATCGATATTCGAAAGCATGGATGTCGATGATATTACTGACAATTTAAAAGAATTACTGAGCAGTAATATCAATCTCAAAGATGTAAAAATGATTATACCTGGGATTACAGTGAACGCCGGGTTAATTGACTTTTCTTCAATCGAAAATGAAATAGCAGAAAAAATGCAAGATATTGCAAAAAATACAAAGTCAGTTGACTTTTCTGCAATTGAAAACGATATAAACAAAAAGTTAAATAATTTACCTATGCAAAGACACACTGTCAAGCAACGCATTACCAGCATTGGCGCCGACTCAACTGAAGCAGAAGTGATAGATTATTTAACTGCCCAAGCCAAGCGCATGTGGGAAACAGTTGAACGTTACGAAGCTCAAAATGCACCTGAGTCTATGGTAGATAGAATAAAGCAACGAATTGATTCAATTAATAAGCAGTTGCAAGGATTAACTGCCATTCACGGACTTCAGCTTAATGCTGAACCAGTCACAAGAGAAATGGCACTACTTGAGAAATCAGTAAACGAAGTTGATCTTAATCCATTTACATTGCCACCTGTTAATTTCGATTCAATTATATACGAACATAATAAAGCAATTGATAACATGTTATCGCACATTGACGAAACAGGTAACGGCTCTCTTATGCCGTCAATGTTAACACGATTACCTAGCGAAATTGATAATTCAACCGACGAACTCGGCGAGTCCATTAAGCGTTACATGGCTGAGCTAGCCAAGTTAGGTAACGTTAAGCCAATAAGTACATCGGCAAGAGTTGAAAATTCTCCGTTGTTGAGATCAATGGAAACTGATGCAAACAAGGTTCAAGACAAGAAAGAATCGTACCAAGGTGTTCCGTATGCGTTACCATCGTCACAAGTTAAGCCAGTAGATTCTGCCGCCGAGGTTGAAAACGTTTCAAATAAAGTAACAAATCCGGAAATTAGCAAAACAAATGTCGCTCAGAGCGTCCCGACTGGCGAACCGGAGATAAATAGCATTATGAAAGAACAAACTAAACTTCTTGCCAGCTTAAACATTGCTGTAGAGATGAGCAACAAGCGATTAAAAACGCTTGTTAGAATTAACGAAGAAAAAGGCGCCTAAATTTGAGCTGGAAAAAATATTTCAAGCCCGTAAACTCGGTTTTACCATCGAGCAGTATAGGCAGCGACAATTCGTACGCTACCGTAAACAAGTATAACAACTGGTTGCCGGAAATATACGAAGGTCCAACTGATAGATTGGAAAGATACCAGATTTACGAAACAATGAATCTGGATCCCGAAGTAAACCAAGCATTAGATACTATTGCTGACTTCTCAACGGAGAAAGATGCACAGTCTAAGAAACCTTTTGTGCTTGAATATCACGAAGAGCCAAGTCCCAAAGAAGTAGACATCATTACTCGTGTTTTAAAGCAATGGTGCATACTAAATGAATTTGATAAACGCATGTGGTCTATGTTTAGAAGCACATTGCAGTATGGCGATCAGTTCTTTATACGTGATCCTGAGACATACAAATTGTTTTGGTGCGACCCGAACAAAGTAACCAAAGTGGTTGTTAACGAAAGTGAAGGCAAACGAATAGAAGCCTACTACGTTAAAGATTTAGACTTAAATCTCGGCGACATGATTGCAACAGGCGGACCACAGAACGGCATAAACCGAGGCTATGGCGGCGCAGGCGGAATCATGTTTACTTCTCCTACAACTAGCTCACTTGGGTATGGTTCTCAAGTAACGAGCAGTGGTGTAACAGATGGTAAATTTGGCGAGCAAGGTGAGATACCTGTTGATGCAGATCACATTGTTCACATGACACTTTGCGACGGAATGACAGGGCAATGGCCATTTGGTACATCTATACTTGAGTATGTTTACAAAGTATATAAGCAAAAAGAATTGTTAGAAGATAGTATACTGATTTATCGTGTTCACAGAGCACCTGAAAGACGTGTATTCTTTATTGATGTTGGCTCAATGCCACCAAACAAAGCACAGCAATACCTAGAACGAGTCAAGTACGAAGTACAGCAAAAGCGTATTCCAAGTCGTGACGGCGGTGGACAGAGTGTGGTTGATTCTGCATATAACCCTATGTCGTCGTTGGAAGATTACTTTTTTGCTACAACTCCAGAGGGTCGTGGTTCAAAAGTTGAAACATTACCAGGTGGTGATAACTTGGGTGATATCGACGATTTGCGCTACTTTAACAACAAAGTATTGCGTGCATTGGGTGTACCGAGTTCGTACTTGCCGAGCGGTCCAGAAGACGGTTCAGCGGGAGTTAACGACGGTCGCGTAGGCACAGCATTTATACAAGAATTTAGATTCTCAAAAGTGTGCGAGCGTTATCAAAAACAACTTTCTAAAACATTCGATAAAGAGTTTAAGCTTTTCCTTAAAAAGAAAGGTGTACAAATTGATAACTCTTTATTCACACTTGAATTTCCAGAGCCACAGTCATTCTCAGAGTACAGACAGCTCGAATTAGATTCTGCAAAGATTAATACGTTTGCCGCTATGGCTGATATACCTTACTTGTCTAAACGTTTTGCACTTAGTCGCTACCTTGGTTTAACCGAAGAAGAGATGAGAGAAAACGAAAAGTTATGGCAAGAAGAAAAGGGAATGTCAGATCCGAGTTCATCCGATACCAAAGCTGATCTAAGTTCGGCAGGTATAACTTCAAGTGGCATAGAAACAATGGCACCAGAAGGCGGTTTTGACGAAGAGTTTGCCGACGAAGGTGATGATATCAGCGACGACGATATTGATGGCTTCGGTGACGAAGAACCGATAGGTGAAGAGTAATGAAAAGTAAAGAATTACTGGTTGAATTTTACAATCCAGAGCACGACGAAATTGGTCAGGCTGATTACGACGATACAAGACGTCCGCGCTTAACACTTTCGCATTTGCATAAAATGCGCAAGTCAAGAGATGCAGAACGTGTAGACAAAAAAGATTATCTTAATTTTCTACCCAGTATGTATAATCAGTCAGAAGAATAAATAACAGCAAATCTGAAAACAGCTTATTTTTACCCTATTAAAGCTGTTTTTCTGCTCTTTGCATTAAATACAAATGAAATAAATTATCTACAGGAGACTGAAAGCAATGTCTAAAACAAAGAAAAGCGATTTAGAAAAGATCCTCGAACACCTAGTGAACGAAGACTCTGAAAAAGCAGAATCGTTGTTACACGAGTACATTGTTGCTAAATCTCGTTCAATTTACGAGTCAGTAGTAAACGATGAAGACGATGAAGATGAAGACATGGACGAAGAAGTTTGCGAAGACTTCGGCGGCGATGAAAAAGCAGACTTTATCTCAGATATTGAAGCCGACGGCGACGATATAGAAACCGATGAAGTTAACAACGGCGAAGTTGAAGACGACAGCGACGAAGGCGAAGAAAAAGAACCGGAAGAGCGCATCGAAGATTTAGAAAGCCAATTAGAGCAGTTACGCACTGAATTCGAAACGCTTATGAATCAAGAAATGGAAGAACCTTACCACGACGATTCGGAGTTTGCAGGTGATTACTCATCTGAAGAAGGCGATGAAGCTGAAATGGATATGGGCGATGACATGGGCATGGGCGATGACATGGATAACATTCGAGAAGCTACTAAACTTCAAGATGAAGTATCTATAAGCATGGACAAAGAAGGTCAGTACGTAGGTACCGGCAAGAATTCCAAAAATGCAAAAGTCAACACCAAAAGCACATACAGCGATGCGGCACGTAGAGAAAAAAGTGGACCTGGTCCAGTTGACTTTACCAAAGGCAAAACTGACATGAGCGGTAGCGCCGAAAGCGCAAAAGACCATACGCCATCTGATAACATCGGTGAAGATCCCAAGAATGTTAACGGAACTTACGATGAAGATGAAAGTGGTTTTGTTGGTACTGGCAAAAACTCCAAGCGCGGTAAAGTAGGCTCAGTAAGCCCACTAACTAAGAAACCGTCTTAATCTAAGGAACAGCAATGGCAGCTAAGCTTTATGAATATATGTCCTTTGATAAAGGCCATATGAAAATTGAAGAAAGTGTTGTAGACGGCACCGGGAAGAAGGAATGCTTTATGAAAGGTATTTTTATTCAAGGTGATGTTCGCAATCAAAACCAGCGTGTTTATCCATTGCGTGAAATCACTAGAGCAGTTGATTCACTAAACGAAAAAATTAGTGGAGGATTCACAGTCTTAGGAGAGCTCGACCATCCAGAAGAGCTCACCATTAACTTAGACCGTGTTTCTCATATTATTGAAAGCATGTGGATCAACGGAGCGGACGGTTACGGTAGTTTAAAAATTATCGACACGCCACTGGGACAAATTGTTAAAACATTGCTCCAGTCAGGAGCTAAACTTGGCGTAAGTTCTCGTGGTTCGGGTAGCGTTGATGACGATGGTGCAGTAAGTGAGTTTGATATCATTACAGTTGATATTGTAGCTCAACCAAGCGCCCCGGATGCATATCCAAGAACAATATACGAGAGCCTTTACAACATGAAAGGCGGAGCGCAGATATTTGAGACGGCAAAATCGACTCTTTTTGACCCATCTGCGCAAAAGTATCTCGATAAAGAGATAATTAAGTACATAAGAGAAATGAAATTTTAGGAGACTCAAGATGGCCAATGGTTTAGGAAAAATCTTGGGCGAAAACG